TATATTACTTTTATAGAGATGGTAAACAAATATGATATAATTGTAATTATGTTGGTTATTACATTATCTACTATAATTATTATTATAAATATGAAAAAAATATTAAATGATAAGTTAACGAACATAGAAATTAAAATACCAGAAATAGAAATTCCACAACCTAATATTATAGTGAAAGTCCAAAGAGAATGTAATAGCGATAAATTTGATGTTCATGTCCAAAAAGAAAATGATATAAAAGTTCCTAAAAAAATTGTCGGATTATCTCCGTCAGATAAAAATATTACGCAAGTTAGAAATATCGAAGAATTTGACAATTTAATTCCATATGTCGAAAAAAATAATGTAGATACATTCTTTGGAAAAAATTTTCCGGATGTATCTAATACTATAAAATTTAATGTTGATCCTGTCAACAATAATTTATGGACTGATTCGAACGAAATGAAAAAATACAATGATGATACTATTCGGGCAATAATAGAAGCCGATAGCAACTATATGGAAAATAGAAAACTTATTCCACCTTCGTTAGATAACCAAATAATACGCGGTGGTAATATTCAACAATATAATAAATATTCTGGATTAGATGAAATAGGTAAACCATTGGTAAATAAAAATAAATTTATATATCCTAAACCAACTAACTATTTGTTTACAACAAATGGTATATAATAAAAATATTATTTACTTGTTTTTCTTTTTCGCTTCACGTTTTTTTCTCTGTTCTTCTCTAGTTTTTTCAACTTCTTTTTCTAGTTTACCAGAAGCAAATTGTTTTTTAACTTCTTCCTTTGCAATATCTAAATCTTTGTCTGCGTCATTTAGTATACGACCTAATGTAGTACGTAGTGGTACTCCATCCTTAATTTTCCCACCAATTATTTTTACCAGTTCTCCGATCTTAAAGAAATAATCACTCTTTCCACCTTTCATTCCTTTTCGGGAACGTTTTTTAGAACCTGTACGTTTTTTAGAACTTGTACGTTTTTTTGAACTTGTGCGTTTTTTAGAACCTGTGCGTTTTTTAGAAATTTTTCTTCGTCTTCCTCCGGTAAGATGTTCGGCAGATGTTGCTGAAAATATTTGATTTTTAGTAAAAGTTGGCATTATCCGTTATATATCTTAATTTATATATTATTTTTTTAATCGAATTAATTATTCGAAATTAACGCAAACTATATTTGTAAAAAAATGAAATTATCAATCAAAACCATATAAATATATAATGTTATACATAGTAATAAATGGGTTTACCGGGGTTTTTTAGTTGGATTTTAAAAAGATATGCACGTAATATTTTAAAGACAAATCTAAATGTAAGACCAAAATATTTATACATTGATGCGAATTGTTTATTTCATCCTGTTTGTTTCAAGATTCTTGAAGAGTATTCTAGTGAAAACATAGCAAGTCTTGAGCTAAAAATGTTTCAAAGAATATGTGAATATTTAGATTATATAGAAGAATATGTTAATCCAACTGATATGATGTATATAGCGGTTGATGGATCAACACCGCTAGCTAAAATTATACAACAACGAAAACGTAGATATAAATCTGAATTGGACACTTCGCTGAAAAACGAACTAAAACAAAAATTTGGTATGCAAGTGTGTAATATATGGAATAACACGAGTATAACACCGGGAACACAATTCATGGAAAATTTGCACGTATACTTAGATAAATATTATAGTCAAAAAAAGAGCCATATTAAATATATATATTCATCTTATCATACACCAGGGGAAGGAGAGCATAAAATAATGGGACATATACGTGAAATTCAAAGTTTGGATGATCAAATTGTGGTTTATGGATTAGATGCCGATCTAATTTTCCTAACAATGGCATCAGGAAAGAAAAATATACATTTGATAAGAGAGAAAATGGAATTTGAGAAAACAGAATGTGAAAAAGAAATGATATATGTATCTATTAAGGAAACAAAATTAGCATATAGTAAGGAATTGAGACAAATAATTTTTTCACGAAAAGTATATAATACAGATAAAAGTGGTTTGGAAAATCTAGGAAATATTAATTTTGCTGACGATTTTATATTTTTGTGTTTTTTACTTGGAAATGATTTTGTTCCGCATTTTCCGTCAGTTGATATACATAGTGGTGGATTAGATGAATTAATAGCGTCATATGTGGATGTCTTATTCAAATTATATGCTCCGCTAATCAAAGTAAATCAAACTAATGTATATATCAATACTGATTTTTTTCAGATGATATGTGAGGATATGGGAAATAAGGAAAGCAACTATTTCAAAAATACATTATATGAAACAATGAATAAAACTATTAATAAAAAATGTAGAGAAGATAAACAAGATATATATAAACAAGAATTGTGGAATTTGGAAAATCTTAAAGCTGTAAACAATGATATAACTAAATACAATCCTATACAGTTAGGGATGGGCGAGAAAAATGTGTGGAAATATCGTTATTATGAATATTATTTTCATACATCAGGTGATCAACATGAAATTATAAATAGTTTATGTGAAAATTATATAAATGGAGTTAAATGGATAACAGAATATTATTTCAATAAATGTCCAGATTGGAGATGGAATTATATTCAATATTACGCACCGTTTATATCGGACATTGCTGGGTATATAAAATCGTATAATGTTAACATGAATGATATTAAATTTAATAATAACAAATATATTCCAATTATGGTGCAACTTGTATCTGTTATACCACCATCATGTAGCTATTTACTACCGAAAACATATCAATATTTAATAACAACATACGAGTCACCAATTATTGACATGTTTCCATCAAAAATCAAAATAGATACCTTATATAAAGGGCAATTATGGCAATGTGTTCCAAGAATACCTTATTTAGACATAAATCGTATATTAAATGTGACGGAGAATCTTGTATTATCGAAAGAAGAGGATATTAGAAATAAAATATATGAGAATTTTGTTTATTGAAGCACGCGTTTATAAAAAATCTTATTTGAGAGTAAATATATATATAATGTCAAACCAAAGTTCATTTAGTAATTCAAAAAATAAATTAAAAACGAAAATGAAAGATTCGATACCATATCGTATAGAATTTATAAAAGAACTTTTACATAATCAAAGTATAAATCCGTTAGTATGTTTTGATAATACAGACACAGAATATTTTATCGGGAAAAATGATAAAGATGAAAATGAAAGTGGTGGCAGTTATGATACTCGTGTCGTTTTGGAAAAAAAATTTTGTGATTTTGTAAGTGTTATATCGCAAATTGGAGATAATAAATCAGAACAATTAGAATATGTTAAATCAGGAACATCTGGACATACTTTTCATGGTAGAGTTACTAAAAGTGATGGTAATGTATTTGAATACGGAGTTAAAGTTGTAGCATACCCCAGAAAAGAAAAATATGGTGATATGCATGACATACGACGTCCTGAGAATGCTGAACTTAAAATGTTAAAAGTATTGAGTTATTTTATAGTCAAAAGACAAACGCCACATCTTATTCTTCCGATAGGAACATTTGATACAAAAATAGAGACATTTACATCTAGCGAGATACTTGATGTTGTTGGAGAAAATAATGAAAAATATCAAGAATTTTTAGAGAAATATAAAAGTGGAGATTATTTTGATAAGGTTAGTATATTACTTTGCGAATGGGCAAATAGAGGAGATTTGCTTGATTTTTTGCGGAAAAATTATAATTCACCGAAATTCACCCCAGCTCATTGGAAATCTATATTTTTCCAAATTTTGTCAGTGTTAACTGTTATACAATGTAAATATCCCGCATTTAGACATAATGATTTAAAAGCGAATAATATATTAGTTCATAAGATACCAAAACCATATGAACACTTGACATATTGTATTGCAAAAAAAACATATAAAATAAAGAATATAGGATATCAACTTAAATTATGGGATTTTGATTTTGCATGTATTCCTGGAATAGTCGATAATAAAAAAGTTGAGATGGAATGGACTAAATTAATAAATGTTACGCCAACACAGAATAGATATTATGATATACATTATTTTTTTAATACATTGATAAAAAAAGGATTTCTTTCAGAAATAATGACAAATCCTGAAGTTCCCCAGGAAGTAAAAGATTTTATAAATAGAGTTGTTCCTCCAATATATACGAATGATCCTATGCAACATGAATTTAAGAATCATATTGAAAAAATATTACAAGCAAGCAACTACAAAAATAAATACAAAAAAGATGAGTATGCATCAAAATATATTAATGGATATCAGTTACCGGCTGATATTAAAAAATACATAAAAACTCATATACATGAAAAATATCAAAAAATTCGTATCGGAATAGTGCATGAAAAAGGTCGTCTGTTAGTTAATGACGAATATACAACTCCACGGAAAATACTGGAAGAAGATCCTTATTTTGACGAATGTCGTGTTTATGATAGCATGAGTAATATATCAAAAATTTCCAAACAAGTTATGAATGTTACAAATACACCTGATATAATGAAATTTTTAGTAAATGATAATATGTTAACTAAAAAAAATTCGAAGGTGAGAAAAGAAATGTATCAAGATCCAAATAAACTGGTTGGTTTGAATGATCTAAAAGAAGTTAAAAAAGTTAGAAAAATTAAAAAAGAGAAAAAAGTTGGTTCCAAAAATAAACGAATAGCTAACAAACAAGTTCGAACTAATAATTCTGAACAATTCAAAAATAATTCTGTAAATTTACTTGAATCACAACAAGTTATAAACAAAATGAATATCAATATAGACGATATATTGAAGAATTGATAATGGTATTGCTTTTTCGGTACATGGCGATATGGAACATAATAGCTGGATATTTCCTAACTCTAATGAAGAAATTTTACTACTGTAATATATAATGAATAACTACAGTGATATAGAATTTCGTATAAATTTGCTATATGATGTTGTTTATAATGAGCAAAAATTGAATTGTTATAATATGCTACCAATTATCAAGAATAATTTATCACTAATAGATTTAAAAGAGCCAGAACAAATTAACCTTGAACATGTATTTGATAAGGATATAAAATATGTGGAAGAAAGAAATGATAGATATTATTTTACAAGATATTCAGAATCTTCCTATTCAACAACACTTGTAATAGGAAAATACAGTCATACAAATATAAATAATATGGAACAATCGGCAGAATTATATAATGTACTAGTTCATTATGTATTGAGTGATATATCTATTAATGAAAAAATACGGCATGTTATGTTACCTATTATGTTTTTTGATATACATATGAAGAAATTGGAAAAATTGAATAAAAATGTATACGAGGCGCTAAAGAAAAATAATATTTCTGATGAAAAATTACTGAATGTATTCATATATGAGCATTATTTTGAAACGGTGAGTTTAGAAAAATATCTAAAAAATGAGTTAGATAACTTTACGCTAAATGATTGGAAAATACTATTTTTCCAAGTTTTTTATATATTAGCAAAAATAAATGAAAATCATGGTATGTTTCGTCATAATAAACTTGATCTAAATTCTATAAAAATATATAAAAAGAGTGATAAAAGAAAAATATACAAATTAGGTAGAATCAGTTTTCTGATAGCAAATGCGAAATTTGAAATTAAATTGACAGATTTTTATGACAGTAAATTAGAAAATTATAAAAATTTAACTACAACAAAAACGAAAGATGTTCCTTATTATGACATATATTCTTTTATAGGGTCATTGGGACTTTTTTTGGAAAAAGAAAAAAAAAATATTCCCGAAACTATACATAATTTTATGACTGAGATGATACATCCAAAATTTCGTATTGATAAGAATGTACCATTTGAAGGATTGGATGAAACTATGTTTGCTAAAATATCATCACAAATGCTAGATCCATTAATTATATTAACTAAAAATAATTTCTTCACCGAATTTATAATGAATTCCCCGATTGAAAAGAAAAACGCAAGACTTCAGATGATGAGTAAAAAAAATAATGATATTGAATATAGATCACCGATAGACGACGGTGGATCTAGAATGTTGGGAAGAAGAATAGATCAATTAAATAAATATAATTCAAATCAAAAAAAAAAATCCAGACAATATAATAAGACTGGAAAAATGAAACGTAATATTACAGAAATAAATGGAGTTCGAAAAATGATTCTTCCTAAATTTGAACAAACTGATAGTGTATCGGATACAGGTATTTTTAAAAAAGCAGAAAAAGCAACTCAAAATGAAATATTAGCAGAGGCGGGCTCTAAAAAAGAAATGACTTCATCTACATCTGTTGGTGGGAAAGAAAGTTCTCCGAAACATAGTAAGCATAGTGAAAGTAGTTCATCATCATCGTTATCGATGACATTAGAATCGGCGCGACATGAAAGTAATCATCACAAAAGACATGCACAACATAATAATATGAGTCATCTTAAAAATATTGACAAAGGATTTGCTGAAAAATTAGCAAACGCGCCTTCTAATTTAGTTGCCGAAGTTCCATTACATATACAGCAACAACTAAATGGCGCACAAGAAGGATACAGCGGTATGGGTATGATGCCAGGACAAGGAATGCCTATGGGTATGATGCCGGGACAAGGAATGCCTATGGGTATGATGCCGGGACAAGGAATGCCTATGGGTATGATGCCGGGACAAGGAATGCCTATGGGTATGATGCCAGGACAAGAAATGCCTATGGGTATGGCACCGGGACAAGGAATGGGTATGATGTCAGGGCAAGAAATGCCTATGGGTATGGCACCAGGGCAAGGAATGCCTATGCCTATGGGTATGGCACCAGGGCAAGGAATGCCTATGGGTATGGCACCAGGGCAAGGAATGGGTATGCCAGGACAAGAAATGGCAAATCCACAATTTGGAATGCCTTCAAATGGACTAAATAACATTCCAATGATGGGATATCCAGGATCAATGGGTGGTGGCGGTTATAATGACAAAAAATACGTATTTGTAGATAAAAATGGAAAAAATAATTTTTTTTTTTAAAAAAAAAAAATAAAATGATAGGAGGTGACCCACATATAATACCTCCATATCAACAAACAACTATGCCAACAAATATTCCGAATGAACAAAAACATATTCATACTGAGAAATATGAAAAACAACAAGAACTAAAACCAACAATTAGTTTTGAATATTATCAACAACCACCACAAAAAAGGCCAATTGCAGGAAATTTCGATCAACAATATTTCAATGCAATGTATAGATATTATCCGTTTAATGCTCCTAATATAACATATCCATATGGAACAAGTTGGTTACCACCAGGACAACCTATGCCTCCAACTATGGTTCCACCTGTTATAGTTAAAAATTATACGATTGAAACAGATGGAGTAACTGGAGAACATAAACGGTTATCTATGATATATGAAGATGTTTTACCGCAACGTAAATTTTCGCCAGGTTATACAACTCTGGGTGAAAGAATAAATGACTATCAATTTATTCGTGCATCAATTCTAAATAACACAGATGGTAATGATATTGATTTACATGGAATGAGTACGAATAGTCTCAATAGCTATATAAAAGTGGATGTTGGAGATGTGAATCCATATAATACTTATAAACATTCACCAAATCCTTATAAAGGATTACCATATGGATTTTTATTATTTAGATCATGTTATCCAATTAGACATTTGGAAAAAACTGCCATGGTTGGATGTGCAAAGGATGCTACATCTATTAATATTCGTCTTTATAGAATGATTGAAGGATCATTTCTTGTAAATAAATATAATAAAAATTTATTTTTCGAGTTCGATGAATGGCGAGAGGTGGCGTTTTATGAGTTTATTCGGGAAAATATTATTAAAAAGAAAATATGTCCAAACTTTATCACGATGTATGGTTATTTTATATCAGTAACTTCTTTAGTTGATTATGATCAACTTGCAGGTACTTCCTCTGATAAAAAAAATCATACTTTATATACTATGAAAAATGTTACACAACCACGTCCAATTCCTAATAAATCATTTATCGATCCGAATGTTCCTTCACTTGAAATGAATGATGATAATAGTCTGTATGTTCCTCCAATAGAGAAAACCGAAATTCAACGGAAAGAAGAGATTATGCATGAAAAAACTATAGCACAAGATAATCTACGGGAATACGAAAAAATGAGAAGTATTGCAAGAAAAAATTGGGAAAATATGTTAATCAGACAACGCCAATGTCAACACGGTATATCATATATATCTGGAGATGGTAAAACTGCTGGAACTTTGAGTTTAGATCCTAATCATGGTATGTCTTTTAAAACATATCCGACGGAATATGCAAAAAATCTGGAATATGGAGATATTGCATTGTTACAAAAACGAGATATTAGTTTGAATAAATTTAATGAAATGTTGACAAACAATCAATTAATAACTACTATGGATGGGCAAAAACGTATAGTCATGACAGATCCAAATGCTTATTTGGGAAAATCACTTGTTATATTAACTGAATCTCCTACATATTCTATCTTGGCATGGTGTACTAAAATATATCAATCAAGAGGTAATGTATATGAAATGATAAATAGAGGATTTCATAGGGAAGATGAATGGAAAAATATATTGTTTCAAATTATGGTAGCACTATATGTCATGCAAATTAATCATATTTGTATTGAAAATTTTCAGCCAGAAAAAAATATATTTATAAAAGATCTAGATCTTAAAGGAACTCAGAGAGAATATTGGAAATATAAAATAGATGGTGTAGATTATTACCTACCAAATCTTGGATTTTTAGTTATGATTGATTCTAACTATAGTGATCTGGATGTACTGAAAGATACAACATTCACGCAGGTAAATAAATTACATAAGTTAAATGGCAAGTTCTATGGAAATCGTGGGACAACTCTTAGCGACAGTGAAATACATGAAAAAGCTTTTGATATGTTCAAAGCTACTTTTGATAATAATGTTTGGTCTAGTATAGCGTTTAAAAAATATGGTGGTGTTGTTCCTCCTAGTCTAATAACAGACTTAATTGGAAAAATTGGAAGCGATTTTCAGACAGAAAAAAATATAGGAGTCTATATTTTTAAATATATGAAAAATTTTTTGCATAATCGAATTGGTACATTTTTAAATGGAACCGAAAAACAAAATGTAATCAAAAGTCCACCAATTGAGCTTAAAAAAGGTGATATTGTTATACATGAAGTCCAACATGATCTATATAAATTTGTAATGTATAAAGAACCAGATCAAAAAGGAAATGTATTAATTATTACAAAATCTAATCCCGATAAACCAGAATATGATGAAATAGCTATTAATCAAATAGCATTATTTAAATATACACCAATGGAAAAGATCGTACAAAATTATAAACCAAATGAAGAAAATTTATCCGAAGATGGCTTGTTAGAAACATATACAATATATGCCAACTAATATATATATATATCGTATATTTTTTTAGCATATTTACATGCTATAAAATGACTTTTGCCTTTAAGTATCAGATATATGTAAATATCATAATATTTTTCATCCAACTGCATTTTGGTTTTCTTACAATATTCACTTATTTCATGATCGATATCAAGTCTAATCCAATTACTTCCATGTTCGCATTTACGATCATTGTATTTCCAACAATGTTCTACTAGATTCGAAAATTCGTCTTGTTTATCTTTTTTTTTCATCCATATGTTTTTTTTTCTTGGATAATGATTTAGGAACATTTGAAGTACATTATAGTCGTCTTCTCGACAAAGATCTTGATATATTTCATCCATTTTTATAGTAAAATATATAATATATTTCATATATTATATATTTTTCATTTTTTATTTTTCATATAACAACTGTATGACAACATACTGTACATACTACAAATAAGCTTTCTGGTTCATCAGCACAACGTAATTGTATTGGAATAACATTACATTTTCGTTCGAAACATTTTGGACATTCATATGTATCTACGGTCTCTATGTTAAATATAGCATCCTCATTACGCATTCTTTTCTGTATAATTATCTTCCATCTTTCTGGGTGCATTTGTTGCGGTGAAAGAAATACTACCATAAATGGTTTTATTTCGTTATTCTGTATGGCATCTAGCAAAGTATAGTTACATATATTTGTATTATCTCTATCCAAATTTCTGCAAATATTATATAGTTCATAGTAATACGTAGATGCTACACGGGATTTATCTAAATTTTGACAAATAATATACAAGAGAGAAAATTCAAACAGACCTTTTTCAATTTCATATGATATGATTTTATTTTGTATGTAACTATCTATCAAATTAATTCCGTGTATACGATTAATAGTTTTCTCAGCTTTGCGAATCAAACTAAATGATATGTCGCAACTGTTTTTCATTAGAAAATTATAACCATCTAAATGATCTTTTTCTAAATTATTATTTTTAAATACCATTATATGTTATCTACATTTATATTCATATTTCTAAATACTTTTCTTATAATTTTCAATTTTTATATATATATACATTATATATAGTGATGTTATACGGAGATAATGATATTAAAACACTAAATAAAAATTTCAGTCGATTGTCAGATAAATGGAAAACAAAACAAAATCAGATTACTAATCTTTTTACTAATGATGTGTATAAAGCTCATAATATAGTATTAAAATATTGTAAAGATAAAAAAAAAATAATATATGGTGGATATGCTCTACATTTATTATTGACAAATAAAGATCCGTTAAAAAAATTATATTCAAAAGACCAAATGCCTCCTCCAGATATAGACATATATTCTAAAGAACCCGTAGAAGATATGTATAGTCTGTGCAATAAACTTTATAAAAGTAACTTGAAATACATTCGTGGCGAGGAAGCATTGCATGATGGAACATACAAAATATTTTATTATAAATATAATTTATGTGATTTCACCTATGTTCCTGAAAATATATATGATCATCTTCCTTTTATAGAAATAACTGGTTTAAGATGTATTCATCCTGATTTTATGACCATAGATTTCCTACGAATGTTATCCAATCCTATCTCAAGTTATTGGCGTTTTTTCGATGATGCACAAATAAAAGCTTTTAATAGATTACTTGAATTACAAAAACTTTATCCTCTACCAATTATTAAAAGTCCACTATCTACAAACGATATACAGACTGCCCCAAATCTTGTATATGAAACCGTATTCAAATATCTTCTTAATAGAAAAACGATAATAGTTATTGGATTTTATGCATATAATTACTTTGTAATGACATGTGGCAAAAATATTATAAAAATTCCATATTATGATGTTATATCAATTGAATATAAAAAAGATGTCATGGAACTATTAGATATAATGAAAAAGAATTTTGAAAAAGTCAGTTATAAAGAATTCTATCCATTTTTTCAATTTACGGATTATAGCATCGAATTTTATGTTAATGATATATTAGTGTGCCGTATATATGGGAATAACAAGCAATGTATACCACATCAAAATTTAAAATCTTTTAATTTTCACGCGATAAAGCCAGAAAAAAATGACGATAATATACAAATAGGAACTTTTAGTTTAGTCTTATTATATACATTATTTTACGCGCAAAAAGCAAAAGTAAATCATAGCAAAACAGAAGAATTTTTTTATCAAATGTCATCTAGCTTGATACAACTTAAAAACGAATATCTATCAAAACAAAAAAAAACGCTAATAGATGATACTATATTCAAAGATTTTAGTATGGATTGTATAGGAATAGAGATAACAATCGAGCATGAACATTTGCAGAAAATAGAGAAAAGAAAAAAATTAAAACAACCTTTAATTTTACGATATATACCCGAAAATAAATATAAAAAGAAACCTAAGAAAAAATATATGTTCCTAAACTCATCTGGAGAAGAAATAAAAAATCCAGAAAATATGCTTGTTCCGATATAAGTATATATAACTTATTCTTTTTCCTGTACAGTATCTAGATACTTCTCTTTTTCTGCTATACATTGTAGTATAAAATCAAAAAAGTTTTTATTTTTGCTTTTTACGAATTGTATCCAAGTTGGATATAATTTTTTATTTATATTTATTAAATATTTGTGTCCTTCTACATCAAAGTAATCGCCTTCATTATTTAGACGTATACGGAGTTCATTATCAGTCAATAGTTCTATTATTGAATGTGTGATTAATTTTGATATTACTTTTTTGTCTTCCATGAAATCATAGTCTATTATCGTGTGAAATGTTTCATGTATAAAGTATACAATATTATAATTTTTCCAACATTCTTTCATATATCCACCAAATTTGAATTTATTTTTCATAAAAGAACAACCATCGGGTATTTTTGGATGGCCAATATAACATATCATTTGTTTATCATAGTATTGTCCTGTTATATCAAACAATATTTGATTTATTTTATTTTTATTGGTATTCCACTCTTTCTTCGCAAATGTTTTATATACTTTTGTCTCCTGTAATGCTTTAATATATATCTCATGCTTTATAGCATATTTAATAAATTTCTTTACTTTTTTACAAATAATGTTTGTTTTCTGATAAACATACTGAAATCCTGTTGTAAAAAAATTATATGAATCCTTATCATATGCCCATAACATATTTTGATATTCTACATATAGTGAACTACCTTTTCTGAGAATACTATGCAACAGCATTATTTTATTTATCCTGAAAACGATATCGATCATATATAATAAAAATTGAATATTTTATTTTTTATAAATAATAATAGCAATAGCATTATACTGATAAAATGAGTAATGATATATGTTGTTTTTGTTTACAGGAAATTTCTTCGTCATCTACAACATTAACCTGTAAACATACATTTCATACAATTTGCATTAGACAATATAACAATAATATATGTCCATTATGTAGAGGAGATAAAGTCGTACAAAATGAACATTCTGTAAATACTATAATTCCCTTATATAAGGATAATGATATTATTTGGGCATTTGGATCGTTCGTAAGTTCTGTTAACAATAGAAACAATATTATTTATAAAATCGATCGAAAACAACTATCAAGTGGTTATTTTTGGAGATTATATAATGATGAATGTGTCCAATTTCTCGAAAAAGCATATACCGAATATTTAGCAGATAATACGAAAAATATTACGAAAATCGATATTGGATCAGCAGTATATGAAATTCAATTTGATGGATTTACTATTACTAAAACTTTCGCGTTTCCGCATTATCTTTCCATTCAAGAAAATATAAATGGATTATTCCGGCCTGTTATACGAGCTAAATGGAAAGATATAAGTAAGAATTTACTCGTTATAGGTATACATGATATGCTATTTTTCCCCAAAATATATGTGTTTACAGATGATGAACACATTTTTTTGTTTGATATTGATGGACAACAAAAAATAAATGATTGCTATGAAGATAAAAGTAACAATAAAATAATATGTATAGATGATGTCTTATACAATATAAATACAGAACAAAATACAATGAATAATAATACGAAACAATATATAATTAGAACATATAAAAAAGATGATTATTGTGAAAATTATTGATAAGTATTTTCAACAACTATAACGTATCGTATCTTGTATTGATTTGTATTGTAAATAATAAATTCATCATATTGTAATTGGCATGCATTGATTTTATTTTTTTTTATTATTCCGTTTGGAATAATAACGCCGTCAATCACACATACATTTTCTGGACTAGATTGTCCTTTACCCCATGTTGAATTTTTTTTTAGGTTGTCTAAGTAAACTTGAGATATATCAATGTTAGATTGATATTGTTCATACATATCTCCGAGAGCTACTTCGGCTATTGCCAAAACTGCCTTATTTCCGAAACAATCTGCATTACAATAATTAAACGATTTACTGATAGCATTAGCCCAGTAAATTCCATAACCAAACATTTTTCCAGAAATTCGTACTCCAAGTTTACTTGGATCTAAATATAGGCCATTTTTTATAATAGAACACCAGTTTGATACAGGACTCCCGTGAAATAATAACATTTTATTGCCCATGTGTTGTGTATACTTATCATATTCAGATTCTTTATTCAGTTCATAAATATCCACGATTTTAAGTTTACAACTATGTGTTTGACATTGTGTATTATTAACATATTTAACCAATTCAGAATACATAGGTACAGAACTATCCAAAGGCTTCAGTTTTACATTTAGCTGAGAATATATATTAGTCAATCTATTAATATTTATTGTTGAATTTTTAATTATAGTATATGTTATTTGAATATTCCTTAATTCTTCTATCAATTCAATATTGTTATCGACTTTTTCAGAACTGTCTATAACTGGCGGTTTACGGCGACCACAGCTGTATGGAACTAACGTATAATATTCAGACGATATACTATTTATTTCATCTATATTTATCTGTTGATTTGATTCAATTATTTTTTTAAGTTTTTGTAATAATTCCACGGCACGATCTAGTTGTGTATTTGATATTTTACCTAATGGCATTTTTTTTGGATTAACATTTAATTTTAATAGCGAATCTGATAACATCTTTTCGTTTGATATAAATTCAATGAAAAATTTCAATCGATCGTCCATTTCATCATCCAAATTTTTTTCAGAGTTATCATTCGGTATATCAGTTGGTTCATCTTTTAGATCCATTTTTGGAGTTTCTATTTCTGTTAAAAAATATTTACCTTCTTTTTTAACGAAACTATGACCAAAATTATTTCCCGTTTTCGCCTTGAATTTTTTGGAAAATTCACATGTTGCATTAGATTGATCTGTATATGATTGGAATATAGGTGTTCCATATTCTCCAATACGTCCATAACGAGTAACTAACACATACGAACTACTTGTTTGTATGATCTGCATGATATAAAATTTATTCGCATTATATTTGATCGACGTCTGATTTAGAACGCACGAATACGGTTCTAATACGGCACCAATTATATTATTTTTTTGGCAACATTCATCTAAAATACTCATATTATGTGTTCATTAACGAATATGTTTATATACTATTCATATGTTTTTCAATTTTTATCATATTAGTAATTCAACAATATTGTTTTATCATGTATAGGGTCTGGAATAAACATGACAAGAAGAGGATTATTAAAAATAATAGAACTAAGTATAGAAGGAAAACTTGAAGAATTAGTTGTGATGCATAAAGATAGATTAACGCGATTTGGTTATGATTTAATAGAACATATAATAAAAAAATATTCAGGTGGAAAAATTACAATAGTAAATGCAAAAATTGAAATAGAGCCAGAAGAAGAAATGGTTAAAGATGTTTTACAAATAATGAATGTTTTTGTGGCAAAAATGAATGGACGAAGAAAATATAAAACTCGTGAAAAAATCTGATATATTTACTATATTATTATAAGTAAATATAAGGTTTCTGGCTACTAGTAGCATTCCCATCTAAATAATATATTTACATATATTATTCTTTATACCATAAACTTATCAATTATATACATAAAAAAATATTTTATACTCAGATGCATCCATCACGAGGCAATTCAAGTAATTCAGGAAGTAGATTTGTAGTATCTCCATTCAGCCGTAACAACATAACAGAACAGACAATTGTATCAAAAATATATGCACGCTGTTGATTAATACTTAAGAGCGATAACTCAGGAGCAGTGTACTGATCACGTTGTTTTGTAAATACACGGGTCCTTTGCATATTTGTTGCATTAAGTCTTGCATATAATTCAAGACTTATAATTGGATCTTTTTCAGTTGATGTATTTTTAAGCATCCTACGGAAATGTGGCATCAAGATATTATTATTAGCAGTTTTATGATAGATATACTCAGTATATAACCAAACAATTAATGCATCTCTACATGTATATTTACCCGTTTTTTTACCTGTATCTACATAACCGTATTCATTAATATTATTATAAATACTAACAGCCGCATTTATACACAACATATTTGATGGATTTTCTAGTTCATTCCAATTGAATGAACTTAGTTTATTGCCATTTCCATCTGTTATAATATTCTCCAAAATTTGACGGCCTTCAGCAATAATTTGGTTATATGTATCATCAGAAAAACACAAACGATCAGACATGTGTCTGGCTTAGAGTTAGTTACTAACCTTTATTATAATGCGTTCAAACATTTCGATAATTTCAATTTTTTTCAAGTATCGCAAAATATACATAAAAAAATTGATAAATAAAAAATATATAAAAACATACTATATTATAACTAACAGACATGTCACTTTATAACGAAAAAGATATAGATTTGTTGCGACAAAATGCAGATAATATAAAAAATGCACTTGAAAAAATTAAAATGGAAAAAGGAGACCCTACACACGAACAGCTAAAATCCGCACATGAATTAATTAAAAAATATTGTATAGAAAAAGAACGGAAAATATATGGTGGATACTCTTTGAATTTATTAGTAATGAATAAAAATCCCAAATATGCATTTTACAAAGAAACAGATATTCCAGATATAGATATATATTCATACGAACCTATAAACGATATGTATGCTATATGTAATATTTTATACAATGCAAAATTTAAATATATTTATGGTCAAGAAGCGCAACATAAAGAAACCTATAAAATCAAATTTGGTGATGAGCCATTATGTGACTTATCATATGTTCCTAAAAATATTTATAATAGAATTCCGTTTGTAAAAGTTCAAAACCTATATTGTACTGATCCACATTTTATGATGATTGATTATCTACGTATGTTATCTAATCCGATGGATAGTTATTGGCGATTTTTCGATTGCACACAAAATTTAAAGGCGTTTAATAGGATGTTTTTATTACAAAAAATATTTCCTTTTAGAGAAAATAATGCCGAGCTTGTTTTAGACAAGCCAAATCCAAAATTAGAAGCAATAAAAAAATCGATTTACCAATACCTACTGAATAAAAAAACTATAGTGTTAGTTGGATTTTATGCATATAATTATTTTTGCACAAAAACAGAATATGAACCTGTTCCAATTCCATTTTATGAATTTATATCAGTTAACTATTGCGTCGATGCGCAAGACTTAATTGATAAGTTAAAGTTAGAAACTCCTACTCTAAATTATAAAGAATATTATCCGTTTTATCAATTCACAGATTATAGTACAAGAATATATATCGATGATGATCTCATATGTTGTATATATAATCATAATAAACGATGTATTCCATATCAAGATGTATCTGCAATTAATTTCCACGATGACAAGAATACAGAAGATAACATCCGTATTGGGTCTTTTACGACTATATTATTATATTTATTAATAAATGCACAGCAACAACATATCAATAAAAATATAGAATTAAAAAATCTTTATTTCCAGATGTTTTCGCATTGTATACAAATGCGGAATGAGTATTTGGCTAAAAAAAAGAAAAATTTCTTGGACGAAACAATATTTAGAGAGTTTATTCTTGATTGTGTAGGAGAAGAAATAACGGCCGAAAAAGAATTTAGAATACGTATCGAACATCGAAAACAAAAAAAGAAGCCATTAATTTTTCGATATAATCCTAGCGATGCTTATATAGAAACGCCACCAAAATATATATTTAGTAATTCATCTGGAAACACTGTCAATAACCCAAGAGATCTTAAACTCTATAATAATAATACATCTTGTGAAGAAGTTGATGAAGAGGAAAATATAGCAGAAAATAAAAAAGATGAAATAAATGAAATAAATGAAAATAGTATATAAAAAATAAGTACTATTATTATAACAATGTGTTTGGATATAGAACTATGTAAAGATAAAAATCTTATAACTGAAAATATGATATGTAGCATAGGTCATGGAATTATTAATAAACATGCTTCTTTAATATGTTGTCAAGTAACTCCTGTCGGGACGCGATCATATCTACATACATTTTGCGAAGAATGTCTAATAAAAACTCTTAAATTATATAAAAAATGTCCTTTGTGTAATACGCCGAAAAAAGTTAACGATATCATATATTTGTCACAAAATGATGAAATTAGTTTACCTATTATCTGTCAAAATTATATCGCAGGATGTATATGGTCTGGAAATCTAACAACATATGAATATCATTTAGGGAATGAATGTCAATTCGAAAATATAAAATGTATACAATGTAACGAAATAATCTTAAGAAAAAATAAATCACATCATGTGTCTAAAGAGTGTCCGTACACAAAGTTTCACTGTAAATATTGTAATAAAATTTATTTGGCGAAAAATAAAAAAAATCATGTGGCGGTTAAGTGTCCTCATGAAAATTGTGATAGTGATATTGCACTATGTATATTAAAATCCCATATTGGTAGCTGTAGTTACAAAAAAGTTAAATGTGTTTCATGCAAACAGTTTATTATTAAAAATAAAATGGCACTTCATCGTCAAAATGAATGTCCGCATAGATATGTAATCTGTGATGCGTGTGAACATAAATATAAACTGTCATCATATTATCAACATAAACAACTTAAAAAATGTCAATTGTGCAACGAAGAAATATTTGGATGTGCACAGCAAAAACATAATAAAATATGTAAAGAACATATTGTAGTATGTGAATTTGATGGTTGTGATATGAAATATAAGTATTCAGATAAAGATAAACATAATAAAGAATATATGACATTACATATATCTTTAATAAATCAACATATAAAAGAACATATACCAAACTTGTATCAAAAATATGAAAAAATATCAAATATAATTGTGAAACTCCTTAAACCATATCAGTTGGAAAATGATACGGAAGATACTGATAGTGATAGTGATAGTGATGATGAAAATGAATATACTGTTTTTGCTATGACTTAAGATATCATTTATGAACATCCGTAGAAGTCATCCGTTTCTATATCAGTATTGATTACCTTTAAATTTATTAGTGCCTGATAAGCGGCATGTTGCTCGGCTTTATTTTTAGTATTTGCTGTTCCAATTCCCAAAATTTTATCATTATTATCTAGAACATGAACAATAAAAGTTCGTGTTTCTATATTACTTACTATATCTATATATTTAGGTTCAATCCGTATATTACATAAATTAGAGAGTTCAGAACCTACTGTAGATGCTCCATTAGCGCATGAACCGAAACTGTTAGTTCTTGATTTTATTTGTGATATTTTATGAAAATATTGCATTAATTTTTCTTTATAGTTATCATCCATCTCAATTAACTCGGCAAAATCTATTTCCTTTTCTATCATAGTTATCAAAAAATTATAACAAGATTCATAATGCAGTTCTAATGATAAAGCGCCAATAAAAGCTTCGAATATACCTTTCGTTAAATTGATATCTGTATCACGTGCACCTGCAATTTCCATATTTCTTGCAATAATTGCATATTTATGAAGGTATAGCTGTTGTGCTAAATAAGATTGTGTTTCACATTTCTCAAATTTAGCACGCAATTTAGTTAAAAATCCTTGATCTTTCATATAATATCGTTTTGTTAAATATTCGGTAAGTATCATATGTATCACGGCATTTCCTAAATGACTAAGACGATTATAATCTTTGTTTTGTAACGGTATGGTTCTCTCTCTATCTTCTGTAGATATCGGGGGAATGTTTTTTAGTAATTGTGCTGTCTTATCTTTGAGAGTATTTTTTTTGAGATATGAAATATGTACCATGGCCTGCATAAAATTTTCATATTTCGCAACTTTATGGTCTAAATTATAGTTCTTAAATATTTCATCTATAAATATAGTCTGGATTACACTATTCTTTTCATTAAGTATATGATTTGTGAAATCGTTATCCTTAAATAACATAGTATCTTTATTTTCTATATTATCATCATTACTATTATAATCAAAATATTCTTCATTAGCATTTGATATAGCACAATTCAATTCAGAATCATTATAAAAAGTACTATCATCATTATCGTCTTTAATAATTCCATATGCGATTAATGCATGATAAGCAGCATCTTGTTCGGCTTTACTTTTGGTATTACCAAAACCAATTCCAAGAATAACATCATTACTATTTTTTATATATACTTTGAATATTCTATTGATGATATCACCATTTTTCTTTTGTGTAAATTGCCCATCAATATATTTGGGATCAATCCACTTCATTTTATGAAAATACAACATAATTTTTTCTTTATAGTTATCATCATAATTTATTAGTTCAGGAAAGTCAACTTCTTTTTCGATAACTGATATGATAAATTCTTTGCATTTGGTAAATCCTGTTTCTAAGAATAGAGCACATATAAATGCCTCAAAAATATCTTCTGTCAGATGTACATCATCTTCTCTTGCATTGTTTAATTCCATATTTTTAGCGATTAAAACATATCGATCTAGACCTAATTGCTTTGCTAAATACGATAACATTTCAGCTTTTTCTAATTTTGTTCTGAGCCTAGATAAGAAACCCTGATTTTTGTTTGGATATCTATTATATAAATATTGTGTTAACGCCAGATGTATAACAGCATCACCTCGATATTCCAATATATTATAATCTTGTTGTTGTAATGGCACAACGGTTCGTTTTTTCTCATCAGAAATTGGTTCAATATCTTTTAATATCATAGCAGTTTTTTCTTTTATGGCAGATTTTTTTAGATAGGATATATGTGTCAGAGATATTTGAAATTTTTCCAGATTATGTACTTTGTGATTCAAATTATATCTTTCGAAAATCTGATTAATAATATTTTCGGTAATGTAAATATTATGTTCATTTAAAATATGATTTTTGAAATCACCATTTTTAAATAATTTAGTATGTCCAGGTTGGCCGTATCCATTAAACATTATTATGTTACTGTATAAATATAATATTCTTTTATATATTTTTATTATCAATTTTTACGATAAAAAATTGACAAATATAACTTATATTTATGTAATTGAATATGACATCTGCAGAACAATTCATATACAATCTCAGACAATATTTCTATTGATAAGTATCCTTACGAATATAGAGTTATTCGGCATGAACACGAAATAGTATGTCGTTCTATAAATTGTGTTGAAATGAATATTGTTGAAGAACAAGGATTTCTAACCAACAAATTATAGATATAATATATCATACAAAGAACCAGATAATATTACATCGAAATGTTTTGGAAAAGTTATTTACAGAAAAAACAAAACTGGAAAAACAAATGTCATCATACGAAAGATAGGAATAACATATAATTTACCGTATATCTAAGTACAATAATATAGTAAAAGAAAAAATATTATTTATCTAATATATATGTCATATAAATATTGGGATAAATATATTGATTTGAAAATAAAAGGGCGTCTATTTCCTTCATGGATTTTGGCAAATTTTAAAGACTATAAATTACCAAAAATAAAAATAGATGGGGATGATCCTTGTACTAAACCATTAACTAACGAGTTGCAGAAATATCAGGTGTTTGTAAGTAAGTTTTTGGATTTTAATAGTCCATATAAAAACATATTACTTTATTTTGGTGTCGGCGCAGGAAAGACCGGAACAGTTATAAATTACTATAATATTCTCTATAATTATACACCAGGATGGAATGTATTTGTTTTACTCAAAGCTACATTAAAAAATCATTGGGAAAAAGAATTAAATAAATTTTTGGAAACAGAAGATAAAACAGCAAGAAGAACTAATATTATATTTATTTCATATGATTCACCAATAGCAGATAAAACATTTATTGAAGAAGTATATAAAACAGATACTTCCAAAAAAAATTTATTCGTTATAGAAGAAGTACATAATTTTATTAGTAATGTTTATAGTAATATTAGTACTAGAAAAGGTAAACGAGCACAAATAATATATGATTATATTATGCAAGATCAGCAAGAAAATCATGATACACGTGTAATTGCCTTATCTGCTACGCCGGCAATTAATAATCCATTTGAGCTTGCATTGTTATTTAATTTATTACGTCCTGGTATATTTCCGAAAAACGAAGTTGTCTTCAATCAAGAATTCGTGTCTGGAACATCATATAAAATTTTAAATTCGACACAAAAAAATCTTTTTCAAAGAAGGATAATGGGATTAGTATCGTATTATATTGGTGCTACATCAGATTTTTTTCCATCAAAAACTATAGAGTATGTATACGTGCGAATGAGTAAATATCATGAAGATATTTATAATTATTTTGAAGGAATAGAAGAAAGAATTGCGAGAAAGAAAAAAAAACAATTATCTGGCGAAGAATCATATAAATCTTATACAAGACAAGCATCAAATTTTGTATTTCCATTTATGGGTCAAGGAATGACAGGAGAAAACCGTCCGCGTCCTAAAAATTTTGCTATTACGAAAAAAACAAAGGATGAAATAGATAAAGGAAAAATAACAGAAAAAGATAAAGAAAAATATTATAACGCTAAAAATTATATAAATGCAATTGAAAAGTATGTTTTAACTTTTGAAAATCATATCAATAATTTTATAGCTGAAGATGAAAAGAATAAATATACTATCAGAGATGATGTAAAAGTATATCATGAAAAATATAATGATAATTTTGATGATTTTAATAACAAAGAGGAAAAAAAATCGAAAGTATACGAAGAACTTTATAAATGTTCGGCAAAAATGCTAAACATAATTTTTAATATTTTAAAAATTAAAGGACCTGCTCTTGTTTATTCCAATTACGTATTAATGGAAGGTATACAAGTGTTTTGTATCTATTTAAAATGTTTAGGGTTTACATCAGCCCTTGATGATGGAGGTAAAGATTATTATAGATATATGGAATACCATGGATTGGTCAAAAAAGATGATCGTGGTAAAATCTTGGATATTTTCAATAAAAAAGAAAATATGAACGGCGTTTTATGTAAAATTTTAATAATTTCCAGCGCAGGTTCAGAAGGAATAAATCTTAAATCTGTTAGAAGCGTACATTTGATGGAACCCTTTTGGCATGCTGTGCGAAATACACAAATAGAAGGCCGGGCTTTTCGTTTTTTAAGTCATTGTTATTTACCAAAAGAAGAAAGGAATGTAATTATATTCTATTACCGATCTGTTAGAAAAGATTATCCGAATGCAAAATGGACTACAGATGAATATATAGACGATTTGGCGAGGAAAAAACAAGGTTTAATTGAATCTTTTTTAGGAGCAATAAAAGAAATAGCTATAGATTGTGTCTTATACAAAAATGTAAATATGCTATCTCAAGACTATAAATGTTTTCAGTTCGATGAACCATCATTATTTGTCGATCAAATAGGACCAGCATATAAAGATGATATAAACGATGATAGGAAAATGGATAATGGAAGTAATAGCATTAACTCAAAAACAGTTAGTATAAAAGTCATAAAAATTAAAGGTGTTAAACAATTAACAAAAGAGCCACCAATAAAATATTCAAGTCCAGAATTTTATTGGTATTATCCCGAAAGTGGTGTTGTGTATGACTATGAACTATATTATGCTATAGGTAAAGTAGCATATGATGATAATCATATACCTCAAAAATTAGATGCTACAACATATATTATAGATAAACTCATACCAATACCATTGATAAAAACACAATCGACAAAAATATAATATAACCTAATATATATATGTCTATATATTGGCATGGTTCGAAGTATAAAATAGAGAATGAAAAAAATTGAAATATTGAAATATTTGGTAAATATGTAATATGATATATAGTAACTAACGCTAAAAAAGTTACAGGTTCTGTGTTATCAAAAATTCAAACGATGACGTGTGTTCCTTATGTAGATGATACCCAGCTTCTTCCTAAAATGCCACCTGAATTAATAACAGATGAAATGAAAAAAACTGTAGGTAATGCATATAAAATTTTAATCAGGCGAATTACGAGAAAAAACTGTCTTCCAGAAAAACTTTTAGTATTTACACAATTAGATAATAAACTAGTACTATCGTATACAATTGGTGAGTCATCAGATAAAGTTGCACCAATATGTATTGTTATTGGAATAATTGACGAGACAACACAAATTGCTCCTATTGCACTTGTTAATCTAAATGAGGTATCGTCATTATCAACAAAATTGTGGCATATTGATTTGGATGACACAGATTGTCAATTAGAATTTGAGAAAAATACTGAAAATTGGTATAAAATTATGAGGAAATTATACATTTGAAAAAAAAAGATGTGAGTAAAATATTATCGAAAATTACAGTGTTTCGGATTTTAAATGCCAGTCTATAATTTTATTTAAAAAATAAAGTTATATATGTATAATAATGGACTTACATTTAGTACTTGAAGAAAACAAAAAATTAAAAGAAGATATAATTATATTAACTGGACGCCTCAAGAAATATACAGCACCTTCAAGGAACAAGAAATTTTACGAAAATCATAAAAATGAAATAATTCAGAAAGTCAAGGAATATAATATATCACACGATTATCATTATAAACCAACACCAGAAAAAAAAAAAGAATATAATCGTAGATGGTATTTGAAAAAAAAAGAAAAAGAAAAAAACGATATTTGATGCGTTCTTCTTATATTTAATTAATATATAGAAAATAATAAGTAATATTTATTTTTTTTACCATTTATATTTTTTTTGCCCCGACATGAGTTTTTTGCGCAGAAATTTTTTTTAAATAAGATTTTTAGTGTGTCTAAATTGACTTAAAATAATATTTGTATATAGAAAATATGGAAATAAAAATCCAAGATACTGGACAACAAACACATAGAAGCGTAAAAGTAAAATTAAAGACTATACTTAGAAATTACACTGAATTTTATCCTATTATCTACGATGTTCTTGTTAGAACAAATCAATTAGCTATTTATGGAAATCAATTTCTAAGAATGTTTATATTAGAAAAATATACTGATAATATGAAGATCGATAGACAATTTATTTATAATATCCTCAAGACAATAGGTACACAAGAACAAATCAAATATAGTAATGATAACAAATATGCTACTATTTTCGAATATTATAATAATAATCTAAAAAAATTAAAATTTGATAAAATCAATTTTAAGAACATATCCTTTGTTTTACAATATGCATCGATAGAAATAGCAACTTGTCTGGAAAATAATTTAATGTGTCATTTTAAGGATCATCTAAACAAATATATAAATATCCTTTTCTTAAAAAAAGAAAAAGCAAAAATAAAAGAATCATGCTCAGACTCAAAAGAATGTGGAAATAAAATAAAAGAATTAGTAAAAGATATTAAAAATCTAAAATATGATCTATATACCAATTCTACGTTAGTAAAATATAACGGGCTGCATTCTAAATGGTTAACTGATAACCGAAACAAAATAGTTCCTATCTTTGAAAAAAATAACATCGGCTATCATTTGAAAAAAGACCCGCTAAGCATTTTGAAATATTCGATATACATAAATAAACAAATAGAACAGTTAGGAAAACGACCATATCAAATCATACCACAACGAAATAATAGTGTGTACAGACATATTACAATAGATCATGCTGGTATAGTGGATATGTTAGGTAACAAACTTATTGACACAATGAATATACAAAAAAAGAAAAATTATATTACATTACATCCAAAAGAATGCCAACAAAAAGTATTCGACGCAGTTTTTAATATGAATCATAAAACATTTAGACAAGGAAAACATATATTTAATTATCAATTCAAGACTGATGGAGTATCTGCTGTTTTAGATTTTGTTAATCATCGTGTTGATAAATATGAAAAGAAAGAAAAAAAAACCAATAACGATGTTAAAAAAGTAACAAAAAAAGACATACTAAAAAATCCAAAAAACGACGAAGGATTACTGGAGCTAGAAAAATTAAAAAATGATGAAATAAAAGAGATAAATACAAAATATAAACTTATTGGAAACGATCCGGGTCTTAAATCGCTTATGACAGCCGTTGACGAGAAAGGTAAAGTATTTCAATATAATGCAGTTCAGCGTAGACACGAGACATATCATAAGTTTGCACATAAAATAAAACAAAAAGAAAGAAAAAGTAATGGAATTGATAAAATAGAAGAAACATTAAGTAACTATAGTTGTAGAACAATGAATATAGAAAAATATTTAGATTTTGTGCACTCTAAAAATGAAGTGAATAAAAAAGTATTTAAATTTTATGACGAACCAAAATTCAGAAACATAAATTTTCGCGTGTATTGCAGAGAAAAATCATCAGAAGCAACTTTACTAAATAATATAGAAAAATATTTTAGTGACGACACAAAGAAACCATTATTATTTATGTATGGGAATTTTTCTAGATCATCTGCAATGAAATACTTTTTTCCAACACCTGGTAAATGGTTTAGAAAACTAATATCTTCGCGATTCAAAACAATACTAGTAGATGAATTTAAGACATCATGTATATGTAATATAACAGAACAAGAAAATATCAAATGGAAATATATGGTTAATGGAAAGTTAAAAGAATGTAACAAAGTATTATCATCCATCAAAAATACTAACCCGCGAGGGGAAATCGTCAGCCGTATTTTTGTGGACAGAGATATAAACGGGGCAAAAAATATTCTTAAAATAGGAAAAAGTTGGCTAAAAAACAAAACGAGACCATTTGTGTTTTGTAGAAACAAATTGTAGGGATGACCTTGATTATATCAAGGATGAACCACCCATTATAGATTTACAGAGTTTCTGATTTTTTTACGATGTTAACTGGCATTTTAAATCCGAAACACTGTAAAATCATAAAAAATATATCAGGATTTCTTACAAAAGTATAACTATATATGATTGATTGTGTGAGATCAAATTACTTGTTCAAAATTAAGAGTTATAGTATGTGGCGTATCTCCGAGATTTATTAGTTTTGTTTTATCATCATCAACTTTCTCGCTATTTTTTTCATTACTCCTAAACTGTATAATTAATAAATCTATGTTAACGATGGTACCTTTATCGTCAGTTGTGTTATAATATTGTTCATATGTGCCATCTGTATTAATTTTGGCAAATGGTAAGTTATTTTTGATATTTTTAATATATAGATAAATTGGATTTTCATTAAAGGCGTGTTTTGTATCGGCTATATATTTAGTTTTTCCTGTATATGTTTTTTCTGAAAATCCTAAAAATTTTCCGAACGATTCTTTTGTGCTACAATCTATATCAAAAACTTTATCTTTTGTATGAGCTAATGTTATAATATCATCTTTATTTTTTTTGATAGATATATCTGTCATTTCAGCCTCAAATTGGGCATTAAATCCGTCAATTATCTCATCTATCGTATATATACCAGGTTCGATACTAATATGGAACTCTTCTGAATTATTTTCTTTAATAGTAAACGTATATGTTTTTGTAATTTCTGGAGTAATTTTAATATCAATACTATCTAATATTATTTTTCTCACACCCGATAAATATTTTCCGTTTGTCAAATTATCATAATATGCATCAAAATTCACAATATAATCATTATAATGATTCTCACAGTGTGGATTGTCAATAACAGTTTGACTATCAATTATGATTTGGCGAATTGATGTTTTTTTAGCGGGTTGATCTTCATCATCATCGTGTTCATTCTTTGTTACATATTGTTTTTTGACGGAAAATTTTTTTTGAGTGGTACCTTTTTTCTTTTCTATTTCTGATGATGAGTTGTCACTATCGATACTTTTTTTATGGACAATAAACTTCTTTTGATTAGATTTTTTTTTCTTTTTTGTTTCAAGATCCGATTGATTTGAACGTGTTTCGGCACTTTCTTTTTCAGATTTTTTATTGACAATATCATTCACAAAATCATCCAATGTCTGTTTTTTTTTAATATTTTCTTTTTTCACCTGTATTATTTTTTTTAGAAAATCTTTTGCTTTGTTTGGTTCCAACGGTTCATCATCATCATCATCATTACGTAGATAAACCGGGGTAGTATTCTTTTTTTTATCAGCAATCAATTTTCCAATTTCTTCCGATGTCAAATTAATAATCCTTTCAGGATCGATGTCAATACTACTAGCTATTGTTTTTTTGAGATTGTTATTCATTTCCGAATATGCATTTATTTCTGTGTTGTTTACTGTAGTATTGTTAGATAATACATTCATCAATTGTGTAAACATGCCCATCATTTGTTCCATCTGTAAATTTAATGTAGATGTTTCATTTGATTTCGTTGAAAAAGGCATATTATTCATGGGCATATTATTCATGGGCATATTATTCATGGGCATGGTATTCATGGGCATATTAGCAAACTGATATTGATTACCATTGTCAGGTAGAAGTTGTTGCATAGAATCTATATTGCTAAATCCTTCATATTGATTGCCTTGCATATCATTCAGACCAGGAAATTGTTCATTATTCTGATTATTATTATTTACATTTTTATGTTGACGAGAATCTCCCCCATCAACTGCAAAATTAATATCCGGACGTTGTACATTACCCATATTCATATTCCCTTGTCCAAATGTATTAGCATATCTTCGATCTTGTACTAAACCAGCATAGCGCTCTTCTATATTTCCTAGAGTTTCTTTTTTCGTTTTATCAAATCCCTCATGCATTTTTCGTTTCTCCATATTATCTCCTACACTTCCATCTGCTAATATACATTCACCCGCATCATATGGATTATATTTAGCAAAATCACCAAAAGGTCTCTGATCGAGTCCTGAATATCCTGTTTCATTACGATTGGATTTATATGTTGGATGTTTTTCATTGATATGTTGATTGTTCTTATATTTTAATCGTGAGTAATTGATTTTGTCTAATATATTTTCCACTGTTTTTTTATTCAAATAACGTACTATTTTTTCAGACGGATACCTGCCGATCAATTTCTGACCTTTTTCCCATGAAATATTAGCTATATTAGAGACGGCCGTGTAGATTCCTTTAATATCTTCTTTATTATCATTAGTAACACCTAACTGATTACATATTTGTTTCGTTAATCCAAGTATATTGTTTTTTGAAAAAAAATGTTTTTTAGTCTCCATTATATTGATATGCTATATTTTTAATAATATCATTTACACACAATATAATTATATGTATCGTTTACCAAATTATATTTTTTATGTTATTACTATATAGAAAATGTTCGTAACACCAAATATGAGAAATCAGTCCAATATTGATTTTAATATGCATACAAGTTTACAACAAAGTTTCACACCAAATAATCCTTTAATAGAATTACCGAGTTACCAAAATCAAAAACAAACTTTGCATAATAATCTAGACGATAAATTATTAGCAGAAAGAATAGTAGACTATCGTATTCAAATAAGTTCTGCAGATAGAGATGTTCAAATATATCCAAATATGTTTAATATGAAAACATCTTTTGGAAATAATTCAACTCTTCCTAACATAAAAAGAAAATTTAAAAATATAAAATATGTATGTCTCAACTCTGTAATAACACCACGCACAATAGCCATAGATACATCTAATATGACAGGTGATATACCAGACACTGGATATAATATTTATCCAACATCATCAACCTTATATACACCAACACCAGATGCTCCAAGTACTCTGTTTCATAATTTAGATTATCATCCATTTTTAATATTAAGATCAAAAGAACTTGAAACGCAAAATGATATAGGAACTAATTCACTGATAGATAAAGATACTTTTATGTTAATTCCCGATCAAATATTAAAAGATATGTGTTTATGGAAACCTCGTCGTACAACAATTGTATATCCAATTACGTTCTTAACAACTTTAAGTCAATTGACATTGACTTTGACTAACGAAAGAGGACAAAATTTATCTATTTATGATCATTCTGGAAACGATATTATTACTGGAACTATGGTAACTATTGATAGTACACCATATACATATAATGATTATATAAGTGCGTATAAAGATGTTAACGATACTGTAAGTTATACTAATGTGTCAACTCAGGTTATATATGATTTTACTTTTGGAGTACAGGAAAATGAATTAAATACGGCAGTATCATATTAAATTTCCCTACACCATATGTATATATATATCCTAATTTTTATATGTTTGCTAATATTATAATGGCAATGAATATAATTGTTGCTATAATTATTCTTGTTATATTGACTGTAATTTATTTTATGTTACCAGACCAACCGGAACATATGTATAACATAATACAAAAACCAATTCTATGGGCTTATTGGGAACTTAAACCTGGACATACAAGTCGTCCTCCATATATTAATATTTGCTTCAAAACATTTAATAATGCATCTAATGTATTTGATATACATATGCTTAATGAAAAAACTATCTATAATTATTTGCCAGATTTACGGAAAGATATTAATGAATTACCAATAGCACTTAAAACAGATTATATACGCATAGCGTTATTGTATAAATATGGTGGACTATGGTTAGATGCTGATACTATAGTTATGAATAATTTACAAACAATAAAAGATAAAATTGATTCGTTTGATTTTGTTGGATTTGGTTGTACGGGAAACATATGTACAAACGGGATGTGGAAACCATCAAATGGCGCAATGGGAAGTAGGAAACAATCAATATTAATGGGTAAATGTTTAGAACATTTAGACAAAAAATTAAATGAATATTTTAGCATTCCAAAAGATAAACGAAAAGAATTTAACTATTTCGATCTTGGGAAACTAATTATATGGGATGAATTAGCTAAATTACAAAATACAGGATATATATACTATCATTTTCCATCATGGGCTGATGGAAGTCGGGATATAAATGGTGCATGGATTGCACCAGATCTAATATTTGAAAAGAATCACCAATTACTTGATTCATCAAAAGTACTTATAGTATTTTTGGCGAATAGCATATATTGTGGGTCTGATACAAAATATAACTGGTTCTGTTCATTATCGGAAGAACAGATTTTACAAGGAAAATCAATGATAAGCACATTATTTAGGAAAGCCTTGAAATAAAGCTCTTTTTTTATACCGTACATAAAATATAATACACAATATTACGATAATAAAGAGAACTATAATGAAAATAATATAAATATAACTATTATCATCACGGCTTCCAAATTCGGAATAGTATTGTGTCTTAGCTGAATCAATATGACAGGTTCCATATTTAGAACAAAAACGTTTCTTAACTGATTCTACCTTATCATCGTAATTTTTTACAAAGCTTGCTGGGCAGTGTATATTTTGAATTTGTGTCAGAAAATTCCTGTTTTGTTTTATTATTCTCCGTCCATAATATCCATACATATTAATAATATGGGCACTTCCTAGAAATGCAATTTGAAAATCAAGTTGATATTGAATTGGCAATAATGTATCACATAATATTCTTGCACATTTATTTGTAATCATATAAGCATGCATACACATAAATCGTCCAAACATAATAGTTGGCGTATTCTTTAAATGTAATACTCCATAATAAACTGCATCAAGTAAATATATATCGGTGTTTTTAGGGATATAACATGCATTTACTATCTTCCAAAATTGTTCTCGCGATAACTCTGTAGTAATATCATCTTCAAATATTAAAGCACAAGCATTATTGTTATCTATAATTTTTTTATACGTTCCAATATGACTTAATATACATCCTATTGCGCCTAATGTTAACGATTCGTGACTTGTTCTTTCTTGAGATTTTATATCATTTTTTAATATTTCAAAATGTTTAGGATCAATTATATTTTTATATTGGATAGCTTTTTCCATTGTTCTTGTATCGATTGCAGAAAAACGTGTGATATTTTTAAATCCTAAATAATCTAATAAAAGTTTACATAAATTACGTCGTTTTATATTATCATCTAAATTTATATAGTATACTGTAGTATTGGGAGTAATGGAAATATTCATATATTATTTAGAAGATAAAAATTATATATAACTTAAAAAAGAATTACATAACTTAATTAATAAAAATGAGACAAATAGCAGAAAATATTTGTATGACTTTTGCAAGTTTATACTTTATTGGAGGTATAACAACATTTAGTGTTTTATATGCAAGTAACATTTACAATTCCAAATATGTATACAAGGAGTTTCAAATGTTTCCTATAAATCCAGTATTACCGGTGTCAACCAACATTCCATTGTATATATGTAATATGTGTACGTACAGTTGGCTTGTTTTCGGTGGAATGATTATCAAATCATTATGGCTGGCATCTATTTTTCCTATAACATGGTATGATATAAGAAATGATTACAAACATAAAGGATTCTATCAAAAATATTTTATACCATACCATAAATACTCTCCACAATATATAAAATTTAAGAAACCCATATATGACAAAATATTTCGTACAACATCTATCAAGCGTGATAGATAAATAATAAATCATTTAGGTTCTTGTTCTTCATCTGTAAAATATATATCTCTATTATGATATATAGTATCATCATCTACTATATTTTTGGATATATTTTCAAACTTTTCACCTTCTAACATTTTTATAATAAATTGGATAGAATAAACTCCACATTCGCTTCCTTTTCTTTGATGTTGATGTTTATTATAATTTTTTGTTGGTATATGACACATCAAATCTGTTTTATTTTGATGAATTGATGCGATTTTTCCGCAATTTTCTTTTATAACTTTTTCTAGTTGATCCATATGTTTTTTAACATCACTATTAGGCGCCTTTCCATATGAGTCGAAGAAATATATTTGACCTTTATCAAAATCAGCAAATAAAGCATTCCAATGTTCTCCGGGTTTTCCTGTCGGATCTGTGTTATAAATAATTCCTATTTTTGTTTTTCCGGCTTTCCATAGGTTTTTATAATCTTCATCAGATTTCTTATAAAAGTCCACAGATTGAAAATCTCGAGGCACAGCTCCTAAAAACTTAAAATCTTTATATTTTTCTTCAAATTGACTAAATACCTTATCGATATTATCGGTGTTTAACCATTTCTTACTCTTCGCAGGACCAGGAGGACGATAAGTTTTTGTCATTAATATCCTTCGTTCTTTTTCAGGCATTGACATTATAAAATATTGTTTACCCCAACAACGTTGCGATTTACATTTCGTAGATAAGCGTTCTCGTAGTTTTTTTAAAAGATATTTTTTATATTTTCTTCTTACATCATCCAAACCATCTTCTTTACTAGCTTTATAATGTAATAACTTTTCATGATTATCATCAGTCAATAATCTTATTTGTTTTTTAGGAAATTCTTTGTTAAATGCATTACTCATCTCAATTAATACATTCAAAGTCATACATGAACCATGACTATAGTTAATACCCGGCGCACATTTCATATCATCGTGAACTTTAGAACCCACTTCATCTGTAGATATAGATGATATATTTTTCATTATATTATTAGAACTATAAATTTTTTTGAAGTAATTGAAAAATTAAGATTATGCGGTAAAGAGAATAAATATATTTCCATAATAGATACTATATGAACATAGATATATACTTATCGAACTATGATAACCTAGAGAAAAAAATAGTATATGACTTTTCTGCAGGATCTGGTGGATTAGCAGATTATATTAAATTTTCAACATATTTATTGAATTTATGTATCAAATACAATATTAGAATGTATTTTATGTTAGAAAATAATCTAATTGATAATTTCATTAAATTAGCATACAATAAAATGTATATTCGAAGAAACGAACTCACTAATCCTAGAAATATTAATAATATAAATGATCTTATTAACATAGAGGCTAATATTTTTAACATTATCGGATCATGCCCAATGTATAATATACCAAATAGCGAACTGTATGGAAGTATATCATACTTAGCGAATAAAATATTTTATTTTACAAATGAAATCAAAACAAATGCAGTAAGTTTACCTTTCAGTGATAAGAAATATATTTCTATACATTTGCGTCTTGGTGATAAATATTTAGAAACTGATAAAAAATTTGTAATTGTCCCATATGATGTCAGAAAGTTTGATGAAACCAATTTATTTCATTTTATTGAGGGTAATGCTGAAAAAAATATATTCTTTTGTTGTGATAATTTACAATATAAAAAAATGATAAAAAATAAATATAAGTTCGTTAACATAACTGATTTTCCCATAGGTCATACTGGATTATTAAATACAACATATGAACAAGCTAGAGATTGCGTAACGGAGTTTTATTTGTTAGTAAACTCAGAACATATATATGCCACATCATATAGTGGATTTTCTATTGTATCTGCCAAATTTAATAATATACCGTTTGATACGATATAAACTATAAAAATTGAAAAAATAAATAAATATATAAAAATAATATGAAATAATAATATGAATCGTCAAAAAAAGAGGAGTATATCACCCCTTGATACTGAACACATAAATGAAGAAATAAATGATATACAGGAAGAGATAAAAAATGTTAGAACACGATGTTTAGAGAAAAATACAGAATATAAAAAACAAATAATTGATTCAATTCATACTAAATTTGGCAGTATGCAAAACAATAGAAACTATACAATGTTAAATAAACTAGTAAATAAAGTAATAAAAATGTATCCAGAATTAAAAAAAGATAAAAGTAAAATCATCTCAAAAATATTAAAAGACACAGACGATGAAAAAAAAAAAAATATATATCAAGAATATGATAATTTTGATAGAATAAGTATCGATAATAAGATTTATTATAGAAATAACAGAAAAAAAATAATAGTTAACAGTAATTTAGATTTAGTCGGCGTGTTTATACAAACCAATAATATATACAAATATATATTATTTCATTGAACGCATATTGAATCTATGAAGTTCATAATTAAAGCATTATTTTTTATAACTTTTCCATAATGTTCTTCCTGTGTAGGTAAATTTTCAATGTACATAAACAATTTTTGTGCTTTATCATTATTTTTTCGTAAAAACTTAAGTTGTTCCCAGGTATGTATTAAAAGTGGTAAATGGTCACTAAACCATTTTCTATCTCGTTTAACAGTAGTACATAACGTTTTTTCTACTTTCCAATAATATACTTTATCATAAGTATACTTTGCAGGTAATTCTAATTTTGTTATTAGATCAACTAATTGTTTGATAAAATTCAACTCAGACTCTTGTTCTAATAATGAATTGAAATCTTTATAAGCATTTAAATCTTGTATTTTTCTAATTAATTCGGGATCATTAACAATATCTTTATATTTATCTGGAATGTTAACATGTATCAAAAATTTAATGAAATTTTTATTGTCCGCCGGATACATTAATTTTTTCGCGAAATCAATATAATAGATATTTTTAAATTTTTCGATAGCATCTCTCTGTATACTTTCTTTTACTTTTGTGACATATACATGAGGTTTTTTAAGTAGTTTCCAATTGTTTTTATCAATCTCTTCATTTATAAACTTATCTCGTTCTTCAACCATAAAATCTAAAAATGTCGAATTATGTTGTTCTATGCTATTAGTGATAATATTTCTAATTCTATCATTTTTCGTAATGATCTTCTCAATTAATGTCGTTTCTAAATTATTTAATGACTGTGCGATCCATATATCACATTCAAAAGGGGACATATCTATTTTTGGAGGGTATAGAAACTTGGAAAATTCACATACATTTTTTTCATAGTTAACATAATCCCCAATTTTATCTTTTGGTAATAACTGAATTAAACAGCCTTTTTCCATACCTGTCTCTATTGATCGAAAAGGCTCATCTATGTTAGTATCTTCTATAAATTCTTCACGAGAATTATATTCTTTAATGGTATTTTGCCAAAAATCACATTCTTCCAGGTCACAACATTCCATTTGAAGCTGTATCTGATCGTAGTAATATTTAATATTATAAAATGGATCCGAATCATTTAATTTTCGAAACAGAGGACATTTTACTTCTAACATTCGTCCAACATATTTAGTTTTATGTTGATTGTCTAATTTATGTTTTCCAATAATTCCATCCGGACTAGCTGCTAAAAAATCATATTTTTGATGTTTGACTAGCCCTAACTCTTCAACTTGAACGTTCATGCGATATTCATAAACCATAGTAGCAATTTGCTCTAATTTAGTCCCATGATAGCATGCTATACTTGGCTCAAAAGGTATCTTGGTTAATTTTTTCAAATAAAATTTGTAAAGTGGCTCATGTTGATTATCTCCTAATATACATCCTACTTCACTAGCAGTTATATTTGATTCTCTCAATTCATACCATTTTGGAGAACGTTGTGGAGGGTACTCTATTGTAAGTAACTGTGAGAGTATCTTTGATACTCTCATATTTTCTTCAGTTAGTTGATCGTTAATTTGTTGCTCATCATGCACCCATGAATCTGTATAAGGTCTTAAACTTGATTTTGTAGGACGCTTATATACAAATTTCTGTTGAGGATATGTATATACCATCTTAGTAACAGGCATTAATTCCTGTATAGATGATTTTCCTAATTTTTTTAATATATTTTTCATATCTACAGGTTGTTTACTTGTATCATTTTCGGATTTTGTTTCTATCAAGTGTTTTTTAACAATAGTCTTTTTCGATATATCTTCATCCATATCGAACATCGCCCAAACATCATTTTTATTCATATATTCTTATGTTTAATATGTTATTTGTGTTTTAAGTATATATTTCAATTTTTATATTTTTCAATCAAATAATTGGCCTAAAACTTTTATCCAGCTCTACTTTAACGGATGGATAATATGCTTCGTAGAACAAAAAAACAATAGTTATAGTTACCATCAAATTTATTTTATTAGCTTGTGTTAACTCTTCTTTCGATATATAGGTTAATATTAAATAAACGCAAACCATAAAGATTACAATTCTTATTATTTTCTCAAATACATTGAATTGAGTAAACATATATAATAATCATAGAAAATTTATATATATATTATTTTCTATGTTTTTATTATAAATGTATTCCGATATAAATCCGCAATTTAGTTATAATAAATCATTACCAGCAGATACTAGTGATCAATATGAAGAAACACCGGCTTTTTCGAAATTTCAAGATAAATATGGCGTAACAAACCAAATGAGTGAATATTATTGTGGTGGTGGATCTTCTGCTGCTATACGTGGAATGCAATTAGAAAATACGCCAGTGAGTTTATTATTCTTTTCTGATGAAAATATCAAACGTATACAAAGACATATTAAAGATGCAGTTTTAGAAAAATCCAAAGGCGCATTTAAACTGAAAGTGGATCAAGACATTTCTGATGTACTTATAGTTATGAGGGCAATTTTTCTTGAACACGGTTTAAATATGCCAACACAAATCAAAAGACAAGTTAAAATACTTAATAAAAAAACATTAGATTATATACTTCCGAATATGATGTCTAACATAAAACAACAATACAACTATATAAAAGAAATAAATAATCCACACAGAAATATACTGCCATTACCTTTAAATGTCAATAGTAGCCAACGTGGAACAATACCATCAATGACAACGATATGGCAATAAAAATTATATTTTTTTGTCAACGTATATTTGTTGTTAACATAACAAAATTTTTATGTTGATGAAAAATATAATGACAGAATATTTGAAAAATAATAAAGATAATAAATAAAAGAATTTTTTTATATGGTCGAAATTATCTTCTCTATATCAATAATTTCTGAAGATTTTATTATAAAATTTTGCCTAATATTTTCTTTACAATAAAGATTTGTTACTGTTTCTGTATCTATTTTTGTAAATACTTTCATTTCATTATATACATAACCTTTATTTATTCCTAAAAATAAAACAGAACCATTGTCAGTTCCAAATATGTTTTTTAATTTTATAAAAACAGGCGAACCTGAATATCCATCAATTGATGTGATATCACCTAAAAGACAATCCATTTCTTCGTAAATACTTGATGTTAGTGTTCCTTCTCTGTTAAAAGGAAATAGCGTATTCGTTGTATATCCGCGCATATAAATGGCAGGATAAGGAGACATATAACTTAAATAAGTTGTATATAACTCTACAAAGTTAACTATATTTTTATTTTCTAGTGCATAAACTTCTCCATTTATTTCTTGAATTTTTATCATACATAAATCACATTGATTATCTGGATGAAAAAAAACAGTTTCGTTTCGTACCAATTTAATCAACGTGGAATATTGTTTAATCATATTATTCTCAGCGCTTATATATGTTATATTATTTTCAATATTTTCACAAATCATATGTTTATTCGTAACAACATATATACCGTTGTTTATTTTATAGAAGAATCCGGTTCCTTGTGCAATATTTTTATTTTCTGGATATATTATTTTACATACCAATGTAAAGTCAAATAATCTAGTTGGCTGTATAATTCCTTCAATATTATATATTTTTCCTATTTTTGGATATTTATATATACGATTAAATATATTATTATTGAATTGCTGTGCCATATGTTGCTACCTATATGTCATCATATCATATAATATATAGTATATTTTTCAATTTTTATATGTTTATAAACTTATGCAATATTCATATATTATTGAAGTAAATATGAAATGATGTGTAAAAAATTCGTATATATTGTAAAAGTATACTTGTGTTAACTTACTGTTGTTAACATAACAAAATTACTATTTTTTTGTTATGTAAACATATAGATGAATATAGATAATAAAACTTTATTTTTTTTCGTCGTGGCAATGATATTTATAATATATGCTTTTTCGAAAATAAATATAGAACTTAATATAATATTTGGAACGTTAATAGCAGGTGCCGTAATATATTTTATATATATGTATCGTTCAGAAGAAAAACAGAACGAAGATAAAATAAACACATACAAAAAAACATTAATAGTACCACATTCTGAAATAATAAGTCAATATGATGATATAGCACAATATTTATTTTCAATCCAAGATTTTTATATATATAACCCTAATTCTTACGATGAAATAGTCAAAGAACTAGAAAATTTTTTTAGGTTATATGAAGAGACTCTAGTTAACTCAAAATATGCAGGACGTAATTATGAAATGATGAATCAAAAGAAGAATCATATAAAAAATGCATTACATTCTATTATCTATAGATTTCCAACGGACAAAGAATATACGGAGAAACTAGAAACTGCCATAGTTGTTATAGATAAGTTATTAAAAAAGTATTTAGATGAAATAGAAGATTTACAAAAAAAATACTTATATGAACATGGGTATAATAACGAAACCAAAGTAATAGATAGAACAGGAATAATTCCATCTAATTCATATGGTGACGATAAAATGTTTACATACAATTTGTTCTAATGCACATCTAATTTTGGAATTGAAGAATCTATTATATTTTCTGGTGGAGTACCATAAATATAGTGTTTTTCTATAATTTTTTCAGGGACGATATTGGCCATTTCATTTTCAGTTAAATAGTTATACAAAAACAAGGCCGTTGTCACGATTATGATCGTTATTCCAATATAAAACATACGATCTTTTTTAGTTAACGTTTCCATACTAATATTTTGAGTCAGAACATCATCAAGAATATCGAACCATGTATTTTTTATACCGATTAATATATCAATTATAGATTGTTGATGCAATGGTACAATTACATTATCAATTTCAATTTCGTCAATTTCCTTTTTAGGAACTATCTTAGAAGCTTGTTTTTTTTTCTGTTCGAAATCCTTATTAAATTTAGTTGGATCGAATTTTACAAAATCATTGTTGACGTTAGATAAATCAAAATCTTTAGGATTAGCTTTTGATATGTTTATATCATCGTCAGTAAAACTGCCAGAGCTATTAATATCAGAACTATCTGACATGTTATGTATACAGACAGGATATAAAAAATAAAATCAAAAAGTTCAACATCATCTAGGTTGTGAAAAAATTGACTTATAAATATAATATAAAGAAATATATCTTATATATTATAATATATGATTTATATGTTATGTTCATGTGGCGCATTACTCCGGCATAAACAAATAGTATACGAAGATGAAATGGAAAAATTATGTGATGAATTTAATATAACATATGATATGATATCATCTGGAGTTATGGACGACGATGATGAATTTAAAAAAAAGCAAGCTGATATTATAAATAAACTGTGTGATAAAATTTGCTGTAAAGTTAATATGATGACTTATGTTTCTGTTGGTAAGTTGATAGTTGGATAAATTTTTTCTGTAAAAATAGAAAGTATATCAGTTATTTGTTTCTTAGACAGATTTAGTTTTATTTTAGTTATCGTTCCTGTCATGAAATTTATGAAATGTAATGTAAGATGATGAGTTTGTTTATCACTATCATATAGTTGATGATATAGTATGGTATATATAACTTGTTGTATAATATGTTTGAGTGTGATATCGCGAGTGCATTTAATATCATATATATTATCATCATTATCTATGAAATCAATTTCTCCAATTAGATTATATTTATTGATAGGTATGGGAACATTAATTTTATTAATAAGTATTGTTTTTTTTTGCACAAATATGTATATTTTGTCGAACAAATCGGTATATTCTGTCGATAGATCGATAAAATATTGATCGTTGTTTTTTGTATGAAAATAATGTTGTGTTTCAAGAGAATATATATATCTTATAATATAAAGCAAATATTTTCTGATTATAGTTTTATTATCACAATATAAATAGTTTTGATATGCTTCTTTTAATTGATCTAAATTTGATAATATGAAAAACTTGTAATAATAGTTTGGTATCGTATGTTCTAAAGAATAAGTATTTAATATGTTTTCTATTTCAATATATTTTTTCCGGTCGTTATTATTTAAAATATTATAATAGGCGAAAAAAAGCTCTTTTATAAATTTGGACATAAAATTATCAATTTGCTCTATTTTAGATTCATAAATATTTATAATTTCTTTTATAGATTTGTTATTTTCCATACCATAATCACATAAGGCTGACAACTCGTATAGTTTATTTTCTGGACAGTTATCTAAAATTTTTGTTATTTTTTTTTCTGATGAAATTATATTTTTCTCAACTATGTCTGAAAATTTAAATTTATTTTTGCCATTTATTTCTTCATTCATAATATAATTTCTATTTGGAATTGTAGAAAACCATTGATTAAGGTTAAAAATATACTCCTTCTGTACAATATTAAATATACACCGTGAAAAAATAAATATGTTCTTTATAGCTCTTGAACATGCCACATATAATAAATAACGGTCATGATTATGTTTTTCGTGTGTGAAATATCGTTTATTGATAAGACATGTCTCAGCATCAATTAAAATAGTATATTTCCATTCTAATCCTTTTGAACCCATATATGTTAATATGTTAACATATCCTTGTTTAGGAATATATGGTATGTTACTTGTTTCTTCATTAATTTCATCATAGAATTGTTGAAATTTTATACCATTTTTATATAAGACATTAGTAATAAAACATAATCCATGAGAGTAACCATAGGGACGCATACGTCCTCTTGTTGGAGATAAAATTGCGAAATCGCTTAAGTCTGTATTGATAGATAATTTTTTTAAAAGTCCCACGATATTTATTTCAAGATCGTGTTCATTTTGGTAATGAACTATAACAGGAAGTCTATTATTTGGTCCTAAATTACATGAAATATGTATGTTTTTATCTGGACGTAGAAATTGTGAAAAGTCAACAATTTCTTGATATGATCTAAAATTACGAGTTAAATAAAATGTTTTGGCCGAAAAATTTGTTAAATATTTATCACTAGAACCTCTAAATTGAAATATGTTTTGATTTGGATCCCCAATCAAGTTGATGATACAATTATTTTTTTCTTTTAATAAACATAAAATTGTATATTGTGTCTCATTTAAATCTTGTGCTTCGTCTACATATATTGATTTAATGTTCTTTAGTTTATTGTTTGTTTGTATTATTTCCGGAGACGTATTTTTGAGATATATCATGAATACATAAGATAATATGGAAACATCTATCTGATTATTTGTATCTATGATGCTTTTAGCGAAACTATCAATTGTTTTGATATGGTGTTCATCAATACAGGTAGCTCTATATTTTTTGGTTTTATTTAGAAAATCATTTTGAGTAAGTCGTGAATATGTTAATATTAAAAGTTGATTGGTAGATAATATACCATTTTCAATGATATGTTTTGCTTTTTGAATTACTGTAAATGTTTTAGCGGAACCTGCAGTAGCTATTAGTTTCGTATCTATATGTTCATTAAAGTTAATATATGCGTTTTGTTCGTCTGTCAAATTATACATTATCTATTAACTATAAATATAATAATTTCTATATGATTTTGTCAATTATACAGGCTATAGGCAATAGTGCGAATATCTATAAATTTTTTCTTGTGTAGTATTATAAAATATGCAAAGTAAAGAAGTTCAATTATTATATAACGGACAACCTAATAAAATACCAATTAAACAATTTGTACTTAATGAGTTATGCGATCATGCTTCTATTGTGATGATAGCAAAAAGAGGCCGAGGTAAAAGTTGGGTTGTTAGAGCGATATTATATCACTATGCGAGAAAGATTCCAGTTGGATTGATTATAGCACCAACTGATAGAATGACTGGTTTTTATAAAAGTTTTATTCCCGATTCATATATTTATTATAAATTTAATAGTGACATAATTAACCGTATATTAATACGTCAGAAAAATATAATTGTCAAGAACGATGAACGAATAACGAAAGGATATTCGGAAATTAATACAAGTGCTTTTATAGTTATGGATGATTGTCTAGCTGATAAAGGTAAGTGGGCTAAAGATGCAACAATTTCAGAATTATTATTTAATGGGCGACATTATCATATAATGTATATATTAACGATGCAATTTTCACTAGGTATAATGCCAGAATTAAGGGGGAATTTTGATTATGTATTTTTATTAGCTGATGATACGTTCAGTAATCAAAAAAGAATATTTGACCATTATGCGGGAATATTTCCAAATTTCGAGGCATTTAGACAAATTTTTCGGCAGTTAACTGATAATTATGGATGTATGGTTATAAATAATCGCGGGATTAGAAACAATTTCTTTGATAAAATTTACTATTACAAAGCTCCAAATTTGGAGAATGTACATATAAACATCGGATGTGATCAGTTTCAAAAATTTCACGAAAATAACTATAATAAGAAATGGGTATTACGAAATAGTATTTTTAACGATACTTGTGATCGATTCGATAAAAATAAAATAATGGGAAAAAAAATAATTGTTAAGAAAATAAAAAATGAGGTAGAAGAATATGGAAAGGATAATAGACAGAGACGATATTAAGCTTGACTAATAAAAAATTTATTGATTTCATTTTGTTTTTTTCTATCAAAATGTGTTTTACTGAATATCCATGGTTCGCTCTCTGTAAACATTGATGTAAAAATTTCGCTAACGTCTTGATTATCAAATGCACTATTATCAATTATATAATTATTTATAATTTCTGGTTTTTCCTGGAATTTTTTTGTAATACCTATAGTCAATAATAAAATTCCAATAAATATTAGAATAATCAACAATGTTTTGGATATTATCATATAGAATAAGTAAATATATTTTTATTTATTCATATATTATGAGAAGTATACATTTGTTTCATTTGTCGTAGTTGTTGTTCTATTTGTTCCTTATTTTCTTTAATTTTGGCAATATTTTGTTCTTTTTGAATTATCTGCGTTGTTTCACTTCTAATTTTTTGCTGAGTTTCATCTAATTCTTTTGCTGTTTTGGTGTGAGGTAGCGTTTGTTCTGATTGTTTTTTAGCACGAGACTCTTCTATTTTTTTTCTTAATCGTTCTTTTGTTGCTTCAGGATTTCTATTTAAGTGTGCAATATAATCTCTTGGTTTTTTATCTTCATGTTCTTCTTGCTCGTCTTGCTCTTCCGGTTCTTCCTGTTCGTCTTGCTTTTCAGGAGTTTCTGCTGTAGCCATACTTGCTTCTCTAACTTTATCTTTAACACGTTGTTTATGTTGTTTCTTTTGAATTTCAAGATTCTCCTTATGTCGTCCAACTAGTTCATTTAGATCTTTCAAAGTTTGTTTTTGTTTTAGTTCAGATTCGTGTGGTTTCTTCATAATTTTATTTAAGTCTTTATTTGCATATCGTTCTTCTTCGACTTGATCAGAAGAAGGACATATGGGCATCCATTTTCCAACAACACCACGGAAAATATCATGATATTTATCTTTTTGGCGTAATTGTTTGAGTTTTTTTTCAGCTTCTTTATTTCCATCTATTGTATCATCAAAAACACCACGAACTTTAAGTGCACGAATATTGCAATTCATAATCCCTTCTGGAGAAACAAATGATAGTAATACAATTTTTTGTCCGGGAATAGGGTCATCTTCATCTAAATGATCGATTTTTGTGTATTTTTCAGAATCCTGAGTTATTATACCGGTAGTATCGGTGATATCCTCCTGAAGTCCAAATTCAACAATATCAGTTTTTTCTGTACTTGTCATTATAAAAACTTATATATAATATAATATGCTTTCTGTACGCATTATAGATTTAGAATAAAATAGAATTTTGTAAAAAAATATAGATTGTTATTTATATAAATATGAAACATAATTACAGAAAAACATATGGGAAATATGTTAGGAAAAATTTAAAAGGTGGAATACCCTTTCCTTTGGGAAATGGAATTTGGGTTGATAATGACATACCCTATGATCCTTATATAGCACAACCATTCGGTTATCCTTATCCTATAGCAATGTCAATGGAAGATCCATTTGAATATTTTTATGAAGATATTTCTTATCCTATTGGACTTGCCGGATATAATATTCCATCGATATTTAATGGATTCTTTCTAGACGGTTCTATTGTTAATATTCCTGTGGGACACTACGAAGAATATGAGGTTATTGGACAAGATATAAATGGATTTATTTATTTGAACAAAATAGAACGAAAGAAAGAAACCGCACAGGCATCAACATCACCAATGCAAGTAACTGCGTGGACTCTTGACATGATTACAAAAGATGTTGCTGAAGTTATGTTAAAAGTATTTGGATCTACATGGAAAGCCAATTTAGTTGATATTGCTACATATCTTTATACAACATCTCATAATTCGGCTACAAATGAAGAAAAGAAAATATCAGCCGCCGAAATTTATATAGCAAGTTGTTTTGTCGACTCAAATCGAGCCGGAACATTGGGTCAGGCTCAGGCACCGAATTATGCTAAGGCTGTAAATGCATCTGGGATGATTAATAATTTATTGCCTAGAAACACAATTGTTATAATTGATACTAGAAATTTATCTAATTTACCTACAAATCAGCTAGGAATGATATATGTATCTACATCTGTGCATCCTGCCATAGCTAATCAAGAAATAGTGATAGATCCAGGTATGTATAAAGATTGGCGACATCCGGGCGGTGCATGTGGATTTTGTGATATAAAAAGTCCTCCTGATGAAGTTTTTAATAAACTTCTTATGTATATGTATATATATTTAGTTAATAAAGGAAAGACTGTATATATGATATCATCTAATTTACCATATACAATGTTTCCAATCAATGTACTAAATATGCCAGGAAATATTCTTAGTGTTCACAAGAATTCTGGACCAGATGCATTAACAACATTTGTTAATAATAATGGAGATAATCAAAAATTATTGGTAGAAACAAGGAAATTATTTCCTTGAATGGTAAAATAAATTTATTTTTAGTTCATTTCGAATAAAATATTTGGTAGCTGATTTGGTATTTGAATTCCATTTGTGACAAGACTAAAGGATGCCGGGTCACTTGTTTCGGATATATTTTTTGATTCTATTAATGATGATTGATAAATTTCATTCATAGGAGGCATTATGGGTTTGTTTACTACTACAGGAGAAATTTCATTTGAGTCATAACATTCAAAATATACATGAGATATAAACACGAAGGCAATAAAAACGACAAGAGGAATAAGTAAATTTATATTTTTATTTTTTTGATCTTTTTTTTCATTTTTCATATAGATATACACTACAACACCTGCAAATAATCCAATTATAATTGGATTTTGAATTATATCCCAAATATTCATATATTAAATGTAAACATAAAATTTATATGAGAATTTAATTTATTTATTCACTAAAATGGTTTTCATCTTTATCATTTAGTTTACGAGTAATACTAATACCATCTAAACCATTACGATGTTCAAGTTTGACATTATTAGAATTTAATTGATCATTTTGTTTTTCATTATTTCTGTGATTAATTGAATCTATGGCATTCATAATCAATGCTGTATCATTTAGTTTTTTTGGTCCTTTTTTTCCAAAAATATTAACAACATCTTCGGCTGGCTGAGGGCTAATAGGTTTGGTATTATTTAAAGGGAAGTCTAGATTATGTTCAGGGCTAGCTACAGGTACAGGTAAAGGCATAGTTTTATTATTAGGAACTAATAAATTTGTATTAGTTTGAGCCGGATTTGTTTGTAAGAATTCACCAAGATCAAGATTATAATCATCATCTTGATGTTCATCAGAATTATAGTTTTCTTCAAGTAAATTAACATTGGAATCTTTATGTAAACAATCTGTAATCATATGTTGAATATTTTCCATGTATTGTTTTTGAATTTCTTCTATGTCAGTATTAAGATATTCACTTAGGATATCTTTCATTGGCAAAGTTTGTATAATAGCATTTTTAATAGCCGTTTTAATATGAGTGTAAACTAATTCTTTGTTATTTTTATATGAAAATAATCCAGGATTATGAAATACGGTGTTGGCTGATTCAAGATAACATTTGTGTATAAATAAATTAATATTAAGTGTATCATGAAATTTATCCTTTACGAATTTCGGATCTTTCTTGGCACAAGTTAATAGGGAAATATTACTTTTTACAACAGCGCGAATTAGATCATCGAAAAATTCGGGGATCTGACTTTTATTACGAATTCGTTTAACTTCATCATCTATCATTGTATCATTCATTTTTTTCAATGATATCAAGAAATATTGAAATAATACATCGATTCCAGGATTTGCCAATTCAACATTTTCTTTATATTTTTTTTCATATGTTATAGCTTTTGTATAAATAGATAACAACCCTTCATATATTAACGGAGTAAGTGTGTTAATTAATAATTCCGTGAAAATATCTTTCGTATCAACGGCAGCCTTGCCAAAACACGGTAAAGTAAACGAGCCGGTATTTTTCGCAATATCAGTTTTTTCCATATGTTAGTAGACGAGATATATATTTTTATAATTATACGCAATTATATATAACATAAAAATTGAAAATCAAAGTCTTTGTACGTTAACATATAAAAATAGTTCATATTGAATGAAGCCAGTTATAGCATATGCGCGAGTATCATCTAATAATCCAGATCAAATGTTATCACTAGGAAATCAAATTACTCAATTAAAAAAATCAAATAACATCGTAATTACACATATTGGTTCTGGAGGTAATGGATTGCCAGAGAAGCTAAAAGAAGAAATATTACATACATATGATATGTATGGCCATGTCCTACTGCAGGTTATAGCAATAGATCGTTTGACACGAAATATAGCTGATATTGATTTTCTAAAGAAATATGTTGGATATATTTATGTAAACGACGAAGATAAAACATATGAAATGAAAACAGAATGGGATTTAGTATTACATAAGATTATAGATGCTGTTAAAGAACTTGATACAATAAAAATAAGAAGTATACGGAATCATGAAAATGAAAAAAATGATGATGAAAAAAATGATATTGTTGTTTCGCAACGATGTTTTATGAATATGCAACAAAAATGTGATACGAACCATATTGTTTTACAAAGATGTAATATTGCGGAAGATATTATAATAAAGTTGGAAAAATTCATACGAGACTCGCAAAACTTGGATAATCTTAAAAGTTGGGAAAAGTTTTTCACACAAATGAATATCTTGAAACTTGATGTTAACAATGAACGAAATTTATATCGTAACTGTTTAGCGACATATAACCAGAACTCACGTAAACGAATGAGAGAAGATGAAAAATATGAAATTGAATTTAAAGATGTATATGATTATGTTGTGAACATACTTCGAATACATAACTATAATTGTGATGAAAATATTTTAAAAGAATTCGTTAAATGTAATATTTTATTTGGGAAAAGATCAAATAATGAATTAATAGTGGAACATATTATTCAGTTAACACGCAACTTAGATATAACCAATGAAGATATAAAGACAATAAGGAAAATCATATGTAGACATCGTTAATTACATTTTTTTATTATATTGTTTATGCACCATTATTACCTCGGCGATTTAAAAAATCTGCTTGTTTCGGTTCAAGACAGACACAGCCACTGTTGTTCCATCCATCATTACATGTATAGGATGATGCAACGTATTTCCCTTTTTTAACTAGCTTATTATCTTCTAATGCAAATGGAACAGGCCATTGTTTTGAACAACAAGAAGGACTACACATATTATAGTTTAACCCCATACTGACAGGGTCAAGAGGATTATCGAATTCTCCATAAACAGACTGACCGCCAGCGATGTCTTTAGTAGCCCACGGGGGTTCGGCTATTCCGGGCAATTCGATAAAACCATCATTGTATGCTTGTTGATCAATAAATGGTTGGTATGCGCGAGGATTCATATAATCTCCACTTCTACCTGTATTTTGCATTGATTCAAAGTTTGTGTAAAATATGTATATTAAAACGAGAATAATTGCGATGACTAATATGTTGTTTTTCGTGAGAATCATAATATATATTTATATATGAAAAAAAAATAAATTATCGAATAAAAAATCTATTTTTTATACAGCGGGGACTATTTTAAATGACACGATTTATTTTTTATTATATTCAATAAAATGGACATGTTTTTTTGAATTTATATGTTTATCATAGCATGTTTTTGTAAATGTTCCAAAATGACATATTTCACAATAATATATGAATTGTTCTTTTCTTTTCATTTCTGTACTATGATTATTAAGTATATGAGATTCGTAGTTATGAATATTTATTGTTGAATATTCACATAACTTACATATATGATTGGTTCTTCCTGTTTTTTTTGTTATTCTTTTTCCTGTTTTATGTAATATTGTTTCATTATGTTTCATAAAAGAATTCCTAATATTTGTTTTATAATTACATTTCTCACATATATATTTATATTCACTCATTACATGTATATCCTATTTTTATTTTTATATAATTTATTCATATATAGATTTTTTTGCGCGTTTAAAAAATAAATAAATTTTTTCTCTATATAGTATATAGAAATGAAAAAAAAACCAAAACTAAAAATTAAAAAAAATTGTGATTTTATGAAAACGAGCAAAGACAACATAAAAAATATAGTTAGACAAAATGACATACTAAACATAGTTAATAATCTTGCAATCAATACAAATAAAATAGTAATACATGCTTATCATTTTTTAAAACTATATGTTTTACATCTATATGAAAATAACAAAGATTTTCCGACAATAAACAAAGGATTTATTAGGAATGTATTCAAAGTCATTACAATTCGAAAATGCGGAAGTGGGGGGTATACGGATGACAAGATGCCATTACTACTAAAAGATTTAACAAAGTTCTATAATGAACACTACAAAAACACAAGAACAGAAAATGATATATTGTATTATGATAAAATGAGTTATATATTGGCATATGAAGCAATAGATATGATTAAGAACATTGAGAATAATATTCGCGAACATTTTATATGTCACGTGAACAAATTTATAAATTTAACATTTGGTATCAAAGAACAAATAAATAAAATTAATAAAGATACGAAAGATAAAGACATTAGGAAACAAATAAAAAAAGATATATATAAAGAAATTCAATTAGTCAAAAATGATTTAGCTAATGTATCTAACACTGAATTATTATCTAACGAAAAATATCACCAATGGATACAGGAACAAAAAAAATATGTAATACCAAATAAAACAACATTCGATAAAAATAATATCAACTACGATCTAAAATCTAATACAATGGATTATTTGAAACCTATGATATATATAGGTATTCAATTAGAGAAAATATATGATTCTAATGAAGAAAATACTAAACAAATACGATTATTTAACATATTACCATTAAGAACAAATATTATACCTAAAAATATAACACTAGATACTGCAGGTTTAGTACAAAACTTTTCTGAAAATAATAAAATACGGTGCGAAGACTCAAAAAAATATAAGGAAAACAATAAACAATATGAACTATGGAACAGACATTTTAATTTGAATAAAAGAGTATTTAAGAAACATAAATATGAATTTAACTACATGATAAAAACAGATGGTGTATCAGTATCTATTCTTTTCGCAAAACTAAACAACCAAATAAAGACACTTAAGAAAAATGAATATATTGACTATATTGAAAATGTTAAGTGGACAGACGAACTAAAAAAGAAAAAAATAGTTTGTGCCGATCCAGGTCATAGTGATCTTATATATTGTGGTTCAAAAGATGAAGACAATAACTTACAAACTTTTAGATATACACAAAATCAAAGAAGACTAGAAACAAGAACTAAAAAATATAGTAAAATAATAGATAAAGATGCTAAAAATTCATATATCAATAGCAAATCAATAAAACAAATAGAATCGGATTTAAGTGACTACAATAGTAAAACAATTAATTATGATAAGTTTTTATTATATGTAAAAGAAAAGAATAAAATAAATGATTTGTTATTCACACATTATGAAAAATATATGTATAGAAAATTCAAACTAAATAGATTTATAAATACTCAAAAGAGTGAAAGTAAAATGATTAAAAATTTTGGCAATAAATTCGGAAAACCTGAAAATACAATATTTGTAATAGGTGATTATGACAAAGGAGAATACAACATGAAAGGATTAGAACCAATTATATGTAAAAAGTTTAGAAAGATATTTAGAGATGCAGGATATGAAACATTTTTAATTAACGAATATCATACTTCAAAATTATGTAATGAATGTCATAATGAGCTAGAAAAATTTATGTATCATGATAATAAAAAACCAAAACAAAAAGGTAATTCTTGTCTTGTAAATGGATTACTACGGTGTACAACCGTTAAGCCACAGTGCGAGATAATTCATAATCGAGATAAGAATGCAGTTATGAACATGATACATATTATAGAAGAATTAAAATTAACAGGAAAACGACCAAAAGAATATACACGAGAAACTTCATTCCCGCTTCACGGCGATTGTTATGAAAACATAACAATTCATAAGTAGTAAAATCTTATGAGGATATAACCAAATTTTTATGGCGAGACTATATTTTTATTTTCGTGTCATTTAAAATAGTCCCCGCTGTAAAAAGTAATGAAATTATTTGATTTCGATTATATTTTTGATGATATAGTAAATATGTAATGTTTTTTCGGCTGAAATATTATCAGAGACAATACCAATACTGTTTGTTATGTAACAACTGTATTTTAGTAGATCATCTATATTGTCAGGGATAATGTAAAATATGTGGTTTGCTGTATAATATAGGAGTTTTTCCATAAATGCAGTATCGCTATATTTTTTGTCGATAATATATTTTTTTAATTTTTTTTTGGATAGTATAATTTTTTTTGCAAGTTTATATATATTATTATCAAACGGAATAAGAGAATTTCCCCAATAAAATATATTACATTTATCGTTATATAGTCCTAGTATTTCATAGTTAACTGATAAAATTTTTTTATTGCCTGATTTTAAAAAAATATTAAGGATGTAGTTATTATTTTCCTGTTCAAAATTTTCGTCGGTATAATATTCATTATTGCCGATAATATTTTTTATATCGCTTGTTAGGGATAAATATTTTTTATTAATAATATCTTTATATTTCATATAATATATATAAAGATAAAATTGATAATTTTATAATTTGACTTAAATGATAAATACCGTAATTATAAATAATGGCTAATACAGACATAGTCCCTAGTTCAATTAATTTATGGATAGAAAAATACAAACCACAACAAATTACAGATTTAATTGGATGTGAGGAAGAAATAAATATCATAACTCAGTGGTTAAAAATGTATGATGAAAATCGTATGAAATTTTATGAAGAAACACTTAATAAAAAAAGAACTAAAATAAGAGAAAAAAAAGATAGTGATCCTGAAATAAATGAAGCAACTGAATGCGATAATGATAATAATGCTAGTGAAATTGGTATTGTTAATGTTACTGACAGTATAGGTAACATAAGTGAGAGTGAAGGACATATACATAACAATATTCAAGGAAGATTATTATATAGTTCATTGACATTGATTGGCAATCATGGAAGTGGGAAAACTTGTTTAATTATCACTATATTGAAAAGTATGGGTTATGAAATTGAAAATATATGTATGTCAAGTATCAAATCGGGTAAAAATATAACAAATAAAATAAATAATATTATGAAAGGAACGAATATTTTTAATAGTTTGAACAATCGAAATATAATAAAAAAGGCGATAGTAATAGATGAAATAGAAACTATGACGTCACATGTCGAAAAAAAATTTATAGAAGATATATTAAAATTTAATAATGACAAATGGTATTTTCCTGTTATTTTCATATCTAATTTAAAACATTCTCCTTTAATGACATTACTTAAAAAAAATACATTAAACGTGCGAATAAATCAGCCAACAGGGGAAAATATAGATAAACTGTTTAAAAAAATCTTAATTGGAGAAGGAATTAAATTTCAGAGTATAAAAGCAATAAACAAAATTCGGGAGCACATACAGTTTGATTATAGACGGCTACTATATGTTCTGCATGATTTACATGAAAATTATTTGAAAAATATTTTAACCGAAAAAGACATAGATGAATATTGTGATACGTCGAAGACAAAAGATACATATATTGAAATTCATAAAAGTTCAGCTGAATTGATATTAAAATATAAAAATATGGGTGATTGTTTTAGATTATATAGCGGTGAAAAAGTTATAATACCATTAATGATACATCAAAATTATCCAAAATGTATAACAGATTATCAGAATGATGTTAAGGATGAAACATTATTACTTGCCGAAATATCTAATTTATTTTCCGTTGGAGATATTATAGAAAATTATATTTATAGTGAACAAATTTGGAATTTACAGGATGTGCATGGTTATTATACTTGTATAGCGCCAGCATACAAGTTATCTAATATTAATATACGGACAAATCCAGAAAATTTAAAAAAAAAATTAGATTTTCCATATGATTTAAATAAAACATCTATCAGAAAAATAAACAAAAAAAATATCATAAACGCAAATATGTGTTTAGTTGGAATGGATATACAAGATTTAATGTATGCGGGAACATTAACAAAAAAATTAACTGATGATTTACGAATAAATGAATGTGCAAGTTTATATAAAAGTTATCATGCAAAATCTGAGACGATAATATCAATTTTAAAAATTAATAAAATTGATATCGATAAGAAACAACATCTTACACATATAAAAAAATTATATAACAAATATTTACTATTTACAAAAACCTAGTTACAGTGTTTCGGATTTTAAACGCCAGTCTGTGGTGAAAAATGATTTAAATATTTTCGTATAATATGTTATATTGATGGATACTGCAAATAATATGCAGAATATTGCACAAGATAATATAAAATGGCTTGTCGCCGAAGTAAAAAAACTTACTGAAGAAAATACAGAACTGAGAGAACATCTTAAAAAATATACCGCACCATCAAGAAGAAGAAAATATTATGAAAATCATAAAACGGAATTACTAAAAAAAGCACAAGAAAATGAAATTTATAAATTGTATAAACCATCAAAAGAAAAAAAGAGAGAATACAACAAACGATATAATATTAAAAAGAAGAATAACATTGATATGTACAATGCAACAAATATCGATAACTCTTCGACTAATTAAATATAATATTCATCTCTGCGTTTTTTATCTCAATTTATTATACATATTAAATTAAAAACAATATATAAATCTTTTTGCTTATATACATTCAAACGTGTTTTTTATTAAAATTTCTGCAATTATAAACAGAAAAATATGCGTTTATTTTTCTGAAATTTATTTTCCACATATAGTATATAGAAAATATGGAAACAGAAATCCAAGATACCGGACAACAAACAAATACAGAAAAACAAACACATAGAAGTGTAAAAGTAAAATTAAAAACGATACTTAGAAATTACAATGAATTTTATCCTCTTATTCGCGATGTTCTTGTTAGGACAAATCAATTAGTTATTTATGGAAATCAATTTCTAAGAATGTTTGTGTTAGAAAAATATACTGATAATATGAAGATTGATAGACAATTTATTTATAATATCCTTAAGACAATAGGAACACATGAACAAATTAAATATAACAATGATAATAAATATGCATCTATTTTCGAATATTATAATAGTAATCTAAAAAGATTTAAGTTTGATAAAATAAATTTTAAGAACATATCTTTTGTTCTACAATATGCGTCAATTGAAATAGCTACTTGTTTCGAAAATAACTTAATGTGTCATTTTAAGGATCACCTAAATAAATATATAAATATCCTTTTCTTAAAAAACGAAAAAGCAAAAATAAAAGAAACATGTCTAGATCTAAAAGAATGTGAAAATAAAATAAAAGAATTGATTAAAGACATAAAGAATCTAAAATATGATTTGTATACTAACTCTACATTAGTAAGATACGATGGTTTACATGTGAAATGGTTAATTGATAACAGAAATAAAATAGTTCCTATTTTTGAAAAAAATAACATCAACTATCATCTAAAAAAAGATCCTTTGAGTATTTTGAAATACTCTATATACATAAATAAACAAATAGAACAGTTAGGAAAACGTCCATATCAAATAATACCACAACGAAATAATAATGTATATAGACATATTACAATAGATCACGCTGGTATTGTGGATATGTTAGGTAATAATCTTGTTAATACCATAAATATACAAAAAAAGAAACATTATATCATGCTACATCCAAAAGAATGTCAAAAAGATGTGTTTGATGCTGTTTTTAATATGAAGCATAAAATATTTAGACAAGGTAAACATATATTTAATTATCAATTCAAAACGGATGGAGTATCTGCTGTTTTAGATTTTGTTAATCATAGAGTTGATAAATATGAAAAGAAAATAGTGATCGTTACCAAAAAAATAACAAAAAAAGAAATATTGAAGAATCCAAAAAATGACGATGATCTACCAGAATTAGAAAAATTAAAAAAGAATGAAATAAAAGAGATAAATACAAAATATAAACTGATTGGAAACGATCCAGGTCTTAAATCTCTCATGGCAGCTGTCGATGAGAAAGGTAAAGTATTTCAATACAATGCAGTTCAGCGTAGACATGAAACGTATCACAAGTTTGCACATAAAATAAAACAAAAAGAAAGAAAAAGTAATGGAATTGATAAAATAGAAGAAACATTGAGTAAATATAGTTGTAGAACTATGAACATAGAAAAATATTTTGATTTTGTACACTCTAAAAACGAAGTGAATAAAAAAGTATTCAATTTTTATGATGAACCAAAATTCAGAAACATAAATTTTCGTGTATATTGTAGAGAGAAATAATCTGAAGCAAATTTACTAAATAATATTGAAAAATGTTTTAGTGATGATACGAAGAAACCATTATTATTTATGTATGGAAATTTTTCCAGATCATCCGCAATGAAATATTTTTTTCCAACACCATGTAAATGGTTTAGAAAACTAATATCTTCAAGATTCAAAACGATACTAGTCGATGAATTTAAGACATCATGTATTTGTAATATAACTGAACAAGAAAATATTAAATGGAAATATATGGTTAATGGAAAATTGAAAGAATGTAACAAAGTATTATCATCCATCAAAGATACTAACCCGCAAGGGAAAATCGTAAACCGTATTTTTGTGGACAGAGATATAAATGGCGCAAAGAATATTCTCAAAATAGGAAAAAGTTGGCTAAACAACAGAACGCGGCCATCAGTGTTCTGCAGAAAACAAGTTGTAGGGATGCCCTTGATTTAATCAAGGATGAACCACCCATTATAGATTTACGGTTTTTGGATTTTTTTACGATGTCAACTGGCATTAAAAATCTGAAACTCTGTAAATATTGATTGTTCGCAAATAGTAGCAATATGTGTAGCATCCATAACATGTGTTATCGGCTCATCATTAATCACAACATCAGATATATCGGAACCATTATCGTCATCAGTGTATTTGTTATCAATTTCAGAGATCATTTTAGGATTATGTTGGACAGTCATTTTAGGATTTATGGGATATGAATTGTATATTTTTTTTTTATTGTAATATGGTTTTAAACCTTGTTTAGTTAAGTGAATATTATCACAGTTAGCAATTTTGCAATACCCGGAATTCAGATCGAAACAACATATACAATATTTTTTCAAGCATGCACCAGATTTGCAATTATATCCACCTATACATTTTTTATCTGCGCAATTCTTACATAATTTTGTTAACTCCAACATCGATTTATATGTCACATAATTTTCACGGATATCAAAATTTGTTAAGTCTTTTTTCTGGTCGATTATATTATATATATTTTTTCTAATATCATTGACCTGTTGTTCATCCAAACTGTGAGCAAATAAACATTTATCACCGTAAACACATTTATTATAATAAATTATATTTTGGCATAACATTTTTTTAAGATTTTCATTACAATAGGTTGAATTTGTTTGATATGCTGTTTCGTATCTGGGATTATATTTGTGTTCATTTTGAGAGTGCACCTGCACATTACTATTACTTGTAGAAATTTTTGTTTCACACTGCTCTGATTCAGAACAGACATTTTCATCAGTTTTTTTGTGTAGAATGGGTTTTGTATGATCTACTGGTACAGCTTTGGTTTTATCATATTTTTTGGGAGGGGTATGGAATTCATCATTATTTTTTGGTTTTTTTTTTCCGTGTATAAGGCGCCATTTTTTAGTATATTGATTCATTATCTAATATAGTTTAGGATACATATATATCTTTATATCATTTTGCGATAAATATAGTTTACAAAATTTAACATATATAAATATTTTATTTTTGATTTTTGGATATAAATTTTTTGTACTCCTATAATATATTACTTATGTCAAGAACATCTAAAACAACTTTAGATATGGAAGTATTCCTTAAAATGGGATTACCTTCGCAAAATGTGGCGATGCTGTTGAAAGCAGAGAATAGAGATGAAAATGAAATAAATGCCTTTATTGAAAAATATAATGAATCTAGAAATAAGATTAAAAAACTTATTCGTAAGTTTGCAGAGAAAATTGAAGCTAAATATGGCGTACTCGATATGCCCGAACTTATTCGTAAAGGGTTAAAATTTGCAACAAAACATAATTTTAATGATGCCGAGCGTGAAGCATTTAAAACCTTTGTCGTGAAGGGTGATATGGATCATATAAATTTCCCATTCCAAGAAATGGAATATACTGAAATGTCTAAATTTCTAGGCTTTTCAACTTCACCTGGATTGATGTTGGATATTAAACCAACAGATCAGGAAAACCTACATGAAATTGCAAGGTTATATGAATTAAATAAACCATTGCATATTGCAATAAAAACAAATATTTCTCATTACTACGATTGTGCTGCGGAAAGTATTACAGGAAAGTATGATACCAAGCGACATAATGTCAGTGTATTTATTCATCCGTTGATTGCTGCTATGTTTATACCAAAAATAGAACCACTAGATAAACGAATGTTATATACAAATATTGGTCGTATGGTTACACAACGTGCGGGGCCGTATCTAAGAAAATATTCGGCAATTCAAATGGGAGATACGCAAGATGAGTTAAAAGCTGATTTTGAATTATCATATGATATTGCGCGAGATCCAAATAGTCTGAATTATTTCAGTGAAGAAAGTCCAATGAGCAATTTATTGAAACGATATAAGATACAAATAGAACTTTACCGAAATGTGCTCAAGCTCAGGGAAGGGAAATTTTATTCAAATAATGAATTCGGTGTAGATGATCCAATTACCGGTCTTACAAATGTTCTTGCTTCATATGATTGGACATATTTTGATAGTCCGGAACTATATCATATTCAAGATGAGGGAACAATGCTACGAAAACTTCTAGCAGTATTCTCACTTAGACCAACATATACACAAGTATCTCCGTTTATGCAGACATATGGTATGGGATATTCTAATTTTGGTGTTTCTCGATTGTCATTTATTAATACACCAATTATCAATATAAGGTTACCGGCTAATTTGCACGGAACGAGCGGGGCGATGGCTCCGGTACGTCTTGAAAGTGCCTTGACACAACATACACATTTCGTCGAGAATAAGATGATTGTTCCAAAGAACATGTCAGTTATATATAGTAAAGATTTACTATTCTTCTATGCTAATCGTCGCTATCAATCCGTGAATTTTACAAATGTTGATATGAGTTTCAGATATCTTTCTCTTCCGGGAACACTAACTAATATAACAAGTGTTAATTCCACACTTTTATATTTTGCTGACGTCATGTCCATTGCGCCTAATAATAGGTTTTCACTTTGCTCCGTAATTGTAATGAATAAATCATCTGAACACCAGTTTGCTACACACGGGTGTGCGGCACTCTTGGTTGTTCCGAAAGATGAAAACAAAGGACGAATGAGAACAACATATTTGTATTATAATCCATCAATGGCGAACGTAAAATACTATATTCAAAATAACTTTGTCAATTTTGATCCGGTTACATGGATTCCACATGAATCAAATAATCCATCCGAGATGAATTTCTTACAGTTGGCACAAAAGAATGGAACATTATTTATTTATGAAGAAGTTAAATTGAGATGAAGATAATTTTTCTGACAAAAAAAGTTTAGAACACGAAGAATATATATTCTTCGTGTTTTTATGTATTAGATTAGAACGATCCGGAATATATCCAGCCCATATCTTTGCAAATTTTTTCCCATATTATATCTTGATCACGAAGTTTTTCCTTGCTTTTAAGTAAACTGAAAAAGTTAGCATGTTTATCTAATCCTATAATTTTGAATAGTTTATTTATAACATATGAATAATTAAGAAAATTAGAACGATTTTTGGGACGATGACATTTAAAAGATTCCTGCATTTCTAAAAACATACTTATTATTGTTTCTTCTATTTCACGAGGTATAGTAATAGGAAGAGAATTTGTAATTTTGCAATAAATTTGTTGTAAATGTTCGTAGTAGTTCGTAAGTCTATATTTTTTAAGTATTAATTTGATATCAATAGGTAATGCATCACTAGGACAAATTCTTTTCCGTTTCAATTCCGCATATATATTATCATATATATAATCTGGAACATTAGCGGTCTCTTTCGACTGAAACTGATTCAGTTTTTCTTTTAAATGATTGAGTCTTTTATATGGAAATTTTTGCTTGTCGCAAGTAATATCCTTATTATTCGGTGTATCACTTTCCATAATTATATATTCGGCCTCTCCGCAAGTATTACATATAAAACATCCTTCTGAGGGATACAATGTTTTTTCAATTTGACATTTATTGCATAGAATAATTTTCGAATTTTTCATTTTTAAACAGGCATAGTTTTTATCGATAATTGTAAGGAATTTATCTTGAAGTGCTGCTCTATTTAATGCCGATTTATCAATAACCGTTATCGATTCATTATTTTCCATGTCTTTATCGAAAAATTGTAATATAGATTTTTGATTATTTGTATTATTATGTGAATATCTTTTTTTGACCTGCCTTTTTATCTTTCTATTTTGTTGACTAAGCTCGTTTAATGTCTTTAGTTTTGCATATGCATCTTTATTAATTTGCTGGTTATTCGTATCAGATTCGGTACAGTTCGCTATAAATTGTTCCGTGGCAGTAGCACTTGATGATATAATTTTCGAATTTTCTTTGTTTTCTGCAATATTATAATCATAATATGCGCCTGCAACAATATCATAATAGCCAATGAGTAATGCACCAGCTTTACTAATGTATTCTAGTTTGTCATAATTAGTACTTAGTTTTGACATTTTGGTTTTATGTATTTCATCTAGAGTAGAAACTGTCGTTAAATGTTTTATTTTGTTGGGTTTGTGTTTAAAAGACGACATTTGTTATACTTTCTATATAACAGATAACTCTTTATATCAAAACAAATGACAAAACTATATTTTACTATGCTGTTTGTAAATCATAAATGTAAAAAGGAACAACATATAACTGCGTTTTTTAAATTTATTTTTATTTCTTTTTTTTGAGAAAAAAAATTTAAATTATATATATATATCAAAAGTATTAAAAGCAACCAAATTAGGGATCATACGAAAATATATTTTTTTTTAAATAATATAGTTAGAATTTCGCCGAAATAATTATAATATTTTTTCTTGATATAAGATATATATAATGGGAGGAGCTTTACTACAACTAGTAGCCTATGGTGCACAAGATGTGTACCTTACAGGTAATCCGCAGATAACATTGTTCAAGATTGTTTATCGTCGCCATACGAACTTTTCAATGGAATGCATTGAGCTAACATTGGAAACTGCTAAGCCAAGTGGTCGTCCGACACTACAAATTCTTCGTAATGGTGATCTGGCCACACGTGCATTCTTGCGTGTGACACTTCCAGCGCTTACACCGTCAAATAGTGCTTTTACTGGAAATGTTGCATGGGTTAGACGATTGGGACATGCTATGATCAAGTCTGTTGAAATTCAAATTGGAGGATCTCCAATTGATAAACATTACGGTGTTTGGTTCAATATCTGGTATGAATTGACACATCCATCTTCAAAAGAACGTGGATATACTGAAATGATAGGAGATGTCGATACCTTAACAACACTACAAAGTTCTGTTGCAGCAGGTCGTGTAATCTATGTACCACTTCAATTCTGGTTCTGTCGTCATTATGGACTTGCCCTACCGTTAATTGCACTCCAATATCATGATGTTCGTCTTAATTTCGAGTTTGAAGATCTAGACAAGCTATACATTTTTAGTCGAGGAACTGGTTCAGATACAGCGCCAACATTCGCGTCATTAACATATTCCAGTGCAGGCGTATTGATTGACTATATCTATCTTGATTCCGAAGAGCGCCGGCGCTTTGCACAAGTTGGTCACGAATATCTGATTGAACAACTCCAAACTCCAGGAGAACAAAATTTGCCAGTAGCAGGTTCTGGAAGTGCACTTGTTAATCAAACATTCACTCTTAACTTCAATCATCCATGCAAAGAATTTATTTGGGCACATAAGCTAGGAGCTTACAATGGTGTTGGTGGAACTTCAACCGGTTGGTTCTTATCATATAGCAATTCAGATGTTTGGATTGGTGGATGGGAAAATGCAGTACAAGATGCGGCCGATTCGTTGGCTGATGCTATGTTTATTGGAGTTGATGCTTCATCTCCGACACCAGATCCATGGACAACAGGAACACCAGTTTTTGATGTTGTTACTTTAACACCAGGCACAGATCCGATTTCAGTTATTACAGGTGCAGATCTAGCAAATGCATTGGCCAGTACATTATTACAAAGTACAACAATAAAGTTTTTATGCGTCAATACTTCTGCGTGGGTGGCTGAAGATGCATATGTAGCTGTTCTTGCAAATCCAATTACTCTTGGCGCAATTAATCTAGCCGATGCATTGACAGATATTACGTGTGAAGTTGATTGTAGTATTGGTCCAGGAGTAGGTGCAGTTACAACAACCGCGACAGTTGGTTCTCACACACTCTCGCTAGTTAACTTGTCTGTTCCACTTCTCGCGGCATTCACATCGGCTTTCACAGATCGTCGTTTGGCTGCAAAGAAAGGGAACGATGTTCACGCTATTATTCCACATAACTTCGGTGTAAGCCTTGATGGAACTGGAAATATAGTTTACTCTGGTAATCTTGTCCTTAATGGACACGATCGATTTGCCACACGCGAAGGAGCATACTTTAACTATGTTCAACCATGGGTTCATCACACACGTACACCAGCTGATGGTATCAATGTATACAGTTTTGCTCTACATCCAGAACAACATCAACCAACTGGAACAGTTAACATGTCTCGTATTGATAACACGAAACTTAACTATAAGACATCTGATCCGTTCCGTGCTGATGCTACAGTATATGCCCCGTTAATTTATACATATGATACAACAATGTGGGTATTTGCAATCAATTACAATGTTCTCCGTATCATGTCTGGTATGGGAGGACTTGCATACAGCTCGTAAATATGAAATTATAATAATATATATTTATTATTATAATTCTTCAAAATAACTCAAGGAAGAATAAAATGTTTCATTTTGATTAGATATGGAGTATACTGCGAAACATACAGGAATAGGTGTACCATCTATTTTTGATCCAAGAGTGAATAACGAATTTTCTAAAAAATTTAATGCGAATGATGATGCATCAGTATCACTAGCTACTAATCTATATGCGATATCAGTTCCACCTGAAATATATAAATTATTTGCAGTATTAATTGAATATTCTACCGTTGATGTATCTGATGCTGTATATGTAATTGTAGTTGTAAATGTCGGATCTATAGTTAATTTCCATGCATAATCTGTATTTGTTGTACATAGTAATGAAAGTTCTACTATTTTGACAATTGAATCCAATGTATTATCTCGCAATCTAACAGTTATTAATGGATGCCAATTACTAGTATTATTAATTGTTAATGCAGTTAATGAATATATGATTCTATTAGTATATGTAAATAATTCGCCGTTTTCATTTACAACCGCCGCACATATTTGTGTCATAGTAGCTGTAGATGCATTTCCACCGGTAGTACTTATCTCATATCGAATTGGTAAATTCGCGGTTCTCATATATACGGTTGTCATTTGATTTGTGTGTTGAATTTCATGAAAATATGTAACAGACGAATTTATAAATATTCCAAATTTTACAGTACCAACCCCAAACCATTGATATGTAAATACAAATATCTGCGTTGTGGCAAAATTGATAGTAACACCACTCGGACCATTACCATCAAGAGTATCCATATTCCAATTTGCTTGTTCGACTGTTGTATCTACAGGATCTCCGGATGTATCTGAACGAATTCCTACTGAAATAACTCCGCCACTTGATTGTATATACATACCGTTATCTGTATCATAATATCCAAGTCTTGAAACAACTTCAGATTCTTGGTTTCCTAAAATTGCTGATATATATATTGTTTGTGCTTTTGATGGTATATATTGAAATCTTTGATATGTTTGTTTGATAATAGAACCCACTGCCGTTGTTACAGTTAATGTATATGATGCTTCTGTAGAATTATATGTAGCAGTACCTGATCCAGTTGCTAATGTATCAAATTGAATATCTGCTAAATATGATGATCTCAATGTAGATGCAAACATTATTTTCGATTGTCCTATCATCATTCTTCCAAATACATCATATAATGGTGCTTGGGTACTAGGTAATGCTACAGCCAAACTAGTAGCCGTAGTTTTTTGACCTAAACTTGCAGGTAATTGACCACTTATAGTTGTCAATCGTGTATTTGATGTTCCAACTGATGTATTAACAGTACCTAATGTAGTGTTTGTAGCAAAATCTTGATCGGATGGTAATGCTACAGCCAAACTAGTAGCCGTAGTTTTTTGGCCTAAACTTGCAGGTAATTGACCACTTATAGTTGTCAACCGTGTATTTGATGTTCCTACTGATGTATTAACGGTACCTAACGTAGTGTTTGTAGCAAAATCTTGATCAGATGGTAATGCTACAGCCAAACTAGTAGCCGTAGTTTTTTGGCCTAAACTTGCAGGTAATTGACCACTTATAGTTGTCAACCGTGTATTTGATGTTCCAACTGATGTATTAACAGTACCTAACGTAGTGTTTGTAGCAAAATCTTGATCGGATGGTAATGCTACAGCCAAACTAGTAGCCATAGTTTTTTGACCTAAACTTGCAGGTAATTGACCACTTATAGTTGTCAATCGTGTATTTGATGTTCCAACTGATGTATTAACAGTACCTAACGTAGTGTTTGTAGCAAAATCTTGATCGGATGGTAATGCTACAGCCAAACTAGTAGCCGTAGTTTTTTGACCTAAACTTGCAGGTAATTGACCACTTATAGTCGTCAACTGTGTATTAGTTGTTTCTAATGTTGTGTCTGTAGCAAAATCTTGATCGGATGGTAATGCTACAGGCACACTATTTGCTAAGTTGGCCTGTCCTAAGTCTGGTATTTTATCATTAATTGCATTTAATATATCGACACACGATGAATCTCCACAATGATTTGCAATATCGGCCATGACCTTTGCCATTGCCGTCTGGTTAGCACTTATATTTTTAAACGACATAATATATATATGTATATATATATACATATATTATTTTTGATTATCTAATCCAAAATACTAACATAATAAGATGTTTATGCTACTATCGTTAGAGCTAGGTGATATACTGGAATAGTGTCAAACACAAAATGAAAAATAAAAAATTATTTAGCGTTTTTTCTTTTTCTATCTAAACGTATTTCTAGTTCGTAAAGTTCCGCACAATTATTATAAGGATAAATTTTTTTTACGCGTTCCGTATGAATTGTGGAATTGTATACATTAAGAATATATCCTTTGTTTTCCATAGCCGTTTGGATAAGATCAAAAGGGAATATAAGTCCATGTTCATGCCATATATTATATAAATCTGAGAACATTAACAATTCTTGCGAAGAATCAGTTTCATAAATTGAAATTACTCCTTGAGTTTTATAAATTCCGCTGGAATCAAGAAAGGCTATTTTACATATATTGTCGATTCCATAATCAATTTCATGTAATTTTGTTGAAACATTTAGATTATTGTTAACAATTTCCGTCAACATTTTTTCAATTTCATTAATTAACCATGAACATGCTTCGAAATATAAAACGAATGAACATCCTATTGGATTGCAACAAATTTTGTGATATTTGTTTTTGCTATATTGTTCATATTTATTATGATACTCATACAAATCATATCCGATTGACTGAGGTTGAATATCTTTGGAGCGATTTGCCATTAAATTTTCTACAATATTATATGAGGGTATTATTCTAGTAAGTTCGAAAACATTATCTTGTATCGTATTCTTATCAATATTTTGCAGAGTGTTACATAAAATATTAAACAATATTTGGCTAGTAATTTCCGGTGGCATTAATATACTAAATGTATGTGTTTATTATATATTTAGAGAAAATTTCAATTTTTACACGTTAGTAAATTCAGAGATTATATTTGTAGTGTATGGCAAATATTTGTAAACTACACGATAATCTTCTAATATCTTCAGTTAATTGATTTATATTTAATTTTTGCAATGCATTTTCAGATAATTTTCGTCTCAATTCATCAGCATGTATAATAAAAATTTGTTCCGCTAAAGTTAAAAAATCATTTAGATAACTATAACATAAATGTTCTTGCTTAAATTCTCTATACTCGGCACCAATCAATATAGAGGATGGACCATAAGCATTAGATAATTCATTATCATATATTTTATGTTGTTGATTGTTATACGGTTCATAATCAAACTTACCAAATAATAAATGTGATAGTTCTTTTATTGTTTGATATTCCCAAACATATGGCTGATTATCATAATGAATATTTTCTAACAAATTTTGAATTTGATTTAGTTTTGATTCGTCTATTAAATTATTATCCATGTTATATATTAGTTGTTCTGACAACGTTGTATTGTAATAATCTGACTGCAGTATCATATACTTTTCATTCTTTTTAACTATCATAAATACGTGACTATAATCGATGTCATTTTTTGAATGAAAAGAACCATTTAAAATCAAGTTAATAGTCAAACACCCGTTAGTATGAGATAGTTTAGAAAATTGCGTATCAATATTTTGCCTATATTCCGTTATAGAATTTTTTGTTTTTTCACTAAATATATATTTATGTGGAAACTTAAAGTCTAGTCCAAACAAAAAATATCCTAAATATATAATTGTTCTGGTGCATCTGGATTGCGATTGAAATTCTTCGAATTCTGATGGAGGATGAATTGTACGTTTATATAATGTAAACTGATCTTGCTGAAGTTTAAAATCTTCTTTATTTTGTATATAATCCACAAACGAATAATATTTAGTGGTATATGTACCAAAATCCAATGGTTGAGATTTTTTAGTGTCTTCATATATCATATTTAATGCGAGAGATATATTTGCAATTTTAAGCATATTATGTGCGACAAAATAAATAATTTTACATGAATTGTTTATAGGTCCGTTAAATTGTTTATCTTTGTATTTAAAAAATCTTTGTATATCTTCTATATCTATCATATCTATATAAATTATTGACAGAATAATTTATTATATCAATACAAAATCATCAGACATAACCGAACTTGAGCTTTTTGTAAATGTATGTTGCACAAGTTGTTTGTATTCCATTTGACTATCAACTGAATTAACTATTTCAATAAAAGTTTTATCGCTTTCGTCATCTATAGTATTTATAGTGTTTGTGGTGTCCGTTGTTTGTTTATTATCAAGGATAGGAGACGTAACAGTTGTGCGAATTTCTGTGAGTAAAGGAAAATTATTGACGAGTTTAAATTTATCATCAACAAAAATAACCCGATAGCCTTTATTTCTCAGTTGACTAACAATTTCTTTTCGATGTTTTTCATTAAAAGAAACATAGTAATATATTTCATTATTATATCTACATGATCCATCATATGGAAAATGAATACTCAAGTCATTTGCATTTATTTTAAAATGTTCATTATAGAACATATAATATTGGTTGTCTAATAATAAAAAAGTTATTATATTAACGAATGGTATTCGGTTTATTTTCTGTATAAAATTTATATAGTGTTCGATGTATTTTTCACACATAATATAATGTATAAAAAGAAAATATAAAACTAAATTAGTAAAATGCAAATGCGCACATACCGTTTATAATACGTAATACTTGATATTTTATAGAATATAAATATACATTAACATCTGTTACTATAGGTGTATCGTCCGTGGAATCTGGATCGATATCTGATAGTTTATATGTAAACATTTCGCTATTAATTGCCAAATCTAATAGTTTATTTTTTATTTTCGTAAAATTGCATGTTCCTGATGGCTGATGTTCTTCCGGGAATAATGCGAATGAGTAACAATTAATTCCGTAAGATGGAATATTTGTATGATGATTATATGGCTGTATTAAATTGAAATAGTGTTGTAAGTTATCGTATTTCATTTCAAATCGCTCATATCCATGCAGTATTAATTTTGCGCTGGTAAATGAGTTTTCGGATTTATCTACATCTATAGCATAGTTAAAGTTCAAACTTTTATAATTAGAATTTGAGTTATTTATATATGCTGTTTTTTGGGTCATCCATAATATTTCTTTACTTGGTCCTACAAAATCAAAATCTATTTGTAATTTAGATTCACTTATATTTTCTAGAGTGAGAGTTTCTATTGTATCTATTAAATACTCATGAGCGGAACGTGCAAATCTTTTTCTTTCCTGTGATTCCAGATAGATAAAATCAACCAATAAATTTCCACTTAAACTTAAATTTAAATTACTCCAAATATCTGAGAGTTGAAGAGCATAGCTGGATAAATCAACCGAATCTCCATTAGAATCAACTATTGGTAATTTTTCAATATAGGCACAGTCTTCTATTTTTTTCAGTTTGATAGATATACTAAATGTACTATATTGTAGCGCTATAAGAGGAAATGCGAGACCATTTCTACGACAAAACCAAAATGAAAGAGGTATATATATGGTACGAGTTGGTTTAGCATTTCGATCATATGTTACCATCTCGGAAACATTCCCTATCATTTTGTTATATATTTCTTGCTGTTCGATATTTGTTGTTAACTCATACCATACATTCATCCAATTACCATAATGTTTATCTATTGTCTCTCCACCCATATAGACCGTTACATAATCAATAATTGCAAATCCTAGTTTTTCGTTCCATGCAAATTTTGCGTATAGAGAACTTGCTAGATCTTGTTCTTCTTGATCTGATTTGGCATTTTCAAAATAATAGTCAACAATTTGTTGACTAATTTCCGTAGCATTTACAACTTTAGCTAAAACCATGTTTATAGTTGTTCCGCCGATATCTTGTAGAATATTATTTACAATATATTTTATATCTGAATACCTATAGTTTAATATTCCCGTGTATTGTATTCGATTTAGTCCATTTTGAATTTCATAGTTGTATGCTTCTATTATCTTAGATGCATAATGCGGTATTATATCTGGATCTGATTGTTCGGTAATTGCTACGTTAATTGTATCGATAATAGATTGTATATAATCTTCGACTGATTGATTTATTATAATAGCATCTTGGACTGCTTTACGATATCCTGCCATATTAACTGTCATATATTTTTTGATAAATGTATAACTTGATATATAATCTGGTCGTCCTGAGGGTATATCATAGTAATATGGTTCTGTTAAAACAGTCAATAATTGATCAGGTATATCAGCAACGGTATCCGTTTTTAGTATATTAATTTCTGGAACATCGAGTTGTATATATGTATTACTAATTAAATCACCTATGTGTGATATGGGTATATTTATTTCTTTTCCGAAATTAATATTACCGAGGGGGATTGCCACGGATTCTTTTGCAAAATTTGTATAACGCCGATATACCATTTTAAACATAGTAATTTGTGGTGCACCCGTTAAATATAAATCGTTTGCACCATATGATAAAATATTTATTAATCCACCAGTCATTTATATTAACATTTAACATAAAAAAAATACATATTTATCTTCATCGTTGGATAAATATCTATATCTCAATGTGTGAATACAACTCCACCTAAACCATCTATAATTCGCAAAACATTATAACATATACAATAACCTCGAAACAATACTGGATTATTAGTCGTCGTAATATCAGATAAATGTAATCCGATTTCTATATTGTCTATTAAACTTGTGTTGAAGGAACCAGATGGTTGAATGAGATTGAATGGATATAGAGCATATGAATACATGTTAATACATGTTTCTGAACTAAATTTAGTGTTTTGATATTGTTGTATGTATTCATGATATGCTGAATTTCGCATGGTCAAACGTTCATTACCATTACCGAGAATAGATGCACTCGACACGATGTTTTTTCCAACTGGATTTCCAACCAATACATTAAATAGTTCGTATGAAAATACTTTGTTTCTGTATGTATCCGTATAATTAAAATAATCTTTCGAATCATATATATATTTTAATTGAACCGTCCATACCATTAGTTTGCATGGATTTTCTGTTGTTAACTTAGCATTGATTCTTGTATTTGTTAGTTCGATAGCGGGAGTATAATAGAGTTGTTCTATAAGATAATCATGTTTCGATTGTGCAAAACGCAATCGTTCTTCTTCATCTAAATAATAATAATCTACTAACAAAAAACAATTTACGAATTTAATATTTCCAATTTGTGCTATTGATGTAATTGTTGAATGATAATTTAATTGAACAAATGTTGTACATTGTGATGTTTTACCAGTAATTATATATTTTTGTCCATAATCACTAGTTTGTAGAGTTTCAACCAATTCAGCATCATCGACATCAAAATCAGATGATGGTAACGGAATACTTTCAAATTTGGTATTTGTAATATTATAGTAATATAAACGTTTCGTATTGATATCAAAACTCATAAAAATACCGGCTCTGATATCGCCATCAACATTTTGTTCAATATATTCATATTGTATGAAACTGACTATATCATCATGACAAGTTATATAGTCTGTCGGGCTTAATATATAGCAGTTACTACTTTCTTCGAATTCTACATTGACCTTAACATTACTATATAATAAGCTGATTAAGGGCAATGCCATTCCTGGAATACGGCAAAACCAAAATTGTAACGGTATAAATAGAGTATATGCTGACATAGTGTGAGTAAAATTTTTAAGACTATCTATATCGCCAATCATTTTTTTGTATCCTTTACTATGCGGACCACTGATAGATCCTGTTAATTCAGCCCATATATTCATCCAACTACCATAGTGTTTATCTATTTGATATCCATTTATTGTCACATTTACCGATTTAATTAAAGCGAACCCAATACGTTTTACCCATGCGAAATATGTTCTTGAATTTTGTGATAAGTTTATTTCTGGTAACGTTACGACTAAAATGATATTTCCGATCAAATCTCCATGTCGTCCTATTGTACAATGAACACTTTTTCCAAAATTAGGTGTATACTTAAATGTTTGTTGAATTTCTTCTTTAGTAAAATTGGTGTGTCTTTTGTATACTACTTTAAAATATGTTATTTGAGGATCGGTTGTTAAAAACATATCTTCTTGGCCATATGCGGCAAGTTGAATCAAAGATCCTACCATGTATATATACTATATAATATATATACTTATATTAAATAACGCATAAAATAGGTATTTACTTATTGATAGTTAGATTATTTAGTACATTTTTAATACCTTTGACAATCTCATATACGCCTGAGTTGACATATTCTGCATTATTTCCAATGCATGATTCATATTCTCCTGCATTTTCTTTCAACCATTGAATTAATTTTCGGTTCTTCATTAGTCTTTCTCTGGAAATAATATTTTCAGAACTGCCACCATCTGGCGCAATATTGTTGAGTAATCCGATTAAATCTACTAGTGTATTATATGTTTTAATAAATTCCCAATTATTCGTTATAATCGTGTCATACTCTTTTAATTTATTTATATGTACGTCAATTATATTATCTGATAATACAGTGTTATATTTTTTTGCGTTAATTGCTGTTTTTTGGTAATATTCAATCATGTGTTTGAGTGGACTTGCCATCTTACCTCCTATCATATGACCTCCACCAGTCATTCCATACGAGTTGTCACCACCAACCATAATATGTCTAAATATAGGAGGTTTAAATAGATGCGCGCGCGGGTCTATGTGGAATGCATTCATTTCTTGATGCATTTCATTCCAAAAATTTGTTATTATTGCCATTTCGTTAGTAGGAAGTTTCCACTGTCCAATCTTAAGTTTGGCACGGTAATCATTGTCGTCAATTGTTTCTTCATATGCGGCTTTTCTATTTAGAATGGCAGGATTATCTATAACAAAATCAATTAAACATTTCAGATAATTTTGAAGTTCTTTGTTATTTCTAATAATACGTCTCATATTTGGTCCTAGTTTCGTATCGATTGAATTGTACCATTTTTCAAATATAATTGGCTCTATTCTTCCTCCACTTTGAGTTGATGGTATCATTTTAAAAGTTTCTAGAATTTCTTTGGCCAAGTATGGATCTATTTTTCTCATTTCTTCAGGTGTAGTTTTAAATACGTTTTCCTTTTCGAAGGTTTCCCGGCAGAATGGATCATTTTCCGGATCTTCCCGCATGCACTTATTTATAAATTTAGCACACTCATTTGGTGATTTCATTTGTAAATGTGTTTTCTCACAATCATTTCTTTTATCTGGGTCATAGTCTACATGTTTACCATCAACAATTTGATATAAACTACCATCTTCTCCTGCAAACCATTGTTCTTCAGTTATCATATCGAATACCGTAGCAGTACTATCTGCAGGACGTGGAGTTTTTCTACTTCGTGACCATAGTAGAATTCTTAGCATTCGGTTATCATCTAAATTCCAAGGCGGTTGATTTGGCGTATATTGTTGTGGCAGAGTTGCAAAATTAATTGCACCTACTTGTTGTTGTGTACATACAGCTGTATATACATCTCGTAAAAGTGATTCGGTAACGGGTACTTGTTTTACACCTGTATTGTCTGTATACTCCACAAATTGAAAAAGTGATGGTAATAGTGGTAGTGCTTGACTAAATAGTATATGGCCTTGCGCATCTTTACGCAAATTAAATCGCATCTGAGCAATATCTGGATAAGCGCCACCAGTTGCTCCTACTGGTGTAGGCGCTACTGGTGTAGGCGCTACTGGTGTTGCTGATGCTACTGGTGTTGCTGATGCTACTGGTGCAAGCGCTACTGGTGCTGGTAGTTGTGGTAGTTGTGCTGGCTGTGATGGGACTCGTGATGGGGCTCGTGATGCTGGTCCGAATGCTGGTGCAGACGCTACTGGTGCAGACGCTACTGGTGCTGATAGTTGTGCTGGCTGTGATGGGACTCGTGATGGGACTCGTGATGGGACTCGTAATGGGGCTGCTGGTCCGAATGCTGGTCCGAATGCTGGTGGCCTGAGAGGATTGTATGAGCAAATACATTTCTCTATATCTTCTGGCATAATTGGTTGATTATTTTGATCGAACACATTAATAAAACTGGCATAAAAATCTCTTACTTTAGGATCAAGTTTCGACCAATGTCCATATACATCATACAAAACTCGTTGTGTATTGAAATTAATGTTTAAATGTTGATCTAGATCGCGATGCCATAACGCAGTATTGATAACGAAGTCGGTAAATCCTACATGAACGGTTGGTGGTAGTCCTGGAACTGCCTTATTGAGATTGGATTTCAACATAATGTTGTATAAATTAGAGTTTTCAACTTCTTCTTTGTTCTTGATGAATTCGCTGGTAAAGATCGATTGCTGAATTGATGGTCCATCGAAATTAGTCGTGAAAAATGATTTTGCATTAGGATCGTATCCAAAGAACGGCTGAATTGATTTTCCTATTTCGAGCATAAATTGTATATAATAAGTTGTAAGAAAAAAATATTTATTAATAAAATTATATTGTTATAAATATTTTTTCAAAACCCAATTTATATTATAATGATATTTGACCCGAAAATCGAACCATATATTTTTGTAATAATTATACTTATAATAGTTTTAACCATATTAGGAATAATTCATAAAATTCAGAAAAAGATGTATACGAATACAAATATATGCCAATGTACAGGAACATCCAATACACAATCCAGTAGTCAAACGAAAAATAAATTATGTTTATATTATGCAAATTGGTGCGGATATTCTCAAATGTTTTTACCAGAATGGAAAAAAATAGTAGCCAAAATAAATTCAGAAAATACAAATAAAAGTATAGAATGTATTGAATATGAATGTACAGATAAAAAAGATATCTGCGCCCAAAACAATATTCGCGGATTTCCAACTATAATTTTATATAAAATAGACGGGACATCTATTATGTATCCATATGATAAACCACGAGATACTCAATCTATTATTGAATTTGCGAAAAATAATATTTGATTTTTTCTCAAATCGTACTATCATATAGATGTCGTTTCGTAATAATATCTATTAAGTTTTTTGGAATTGTATTATAATCATACATAAGGCCATATAATCCGCCAACTAAATTTCCGATACAAATTGTATTAATAGGTATGAACAATGCTTCAAAAATGATCTTTTCTAAATTGCTTTCACTTCCCAGCAATGTATCATATGTTGTTATAAGTGCCGTAATAGAGTTATCAATATGATTATCTATATAAAAGTCCCAATGGAATTTTAGTTTATAGATAAAGTTTTGATCTGAGTTCGATAAACTTATTTTACCTTCTTTAAACCTCTTATCTACATATTTGCGCCAATTTCTTATATATTCAAGATAATCTATCATAATTTTATTATTGTCTAAGTCTAAACGTTTTTTAATCGTGTTTGATTCTAGCAAGTCAATTAGCATAAATATCCATTTTTCAATTGCGATTTCTTGAATTGCCAATGAGACAAAATATGCGCTAGTAAATCCAGCTAAAATGCCAAATATGTTATTATGTGCGAGTTTAGATAAACTGAACGACATATCTATTAATTTTTCTAAATCTTTTTTCGAACAATAATACATACCAATTGGCATAGTAAAAACACATATGTCGGCAGAATGATTATCATTAATTTCTCCAATATACTCATTTGTTAATGGCATTTGACTATATATTTGAATAGTTTGTTTTTCATCATTACCACCATGCATTAGATTGTCAAATGCTTTTGTACTATTTTTTAGAACGTTTGCGATTTTATGTATACTTTTTCTTAAATTCAATTCCAAATCTTTTTCATTTTTCGTGTCTATAAATACTTCAGATATTGTTTTTAGTAACACTGCATTAGAGGAAATTGATATAGTATCATCGAAACAAAAGTGGTTTATTCCTCCATTATTAATAAAATATTGTATATATTCTAGCAAGATATCGCTCATATATTCTTTTTTCAAAATATCTAATTTTTTATTGAAAACATTGATAGTTATGTGTGAACTTAACAAATCAAAGATATAAGCCATAATATAAAATCCTTTGTATTTTTGTATATTTTTCATTAATGTATACAATATATATAATAAAAAATATTTACAATTTCACGAAACTAATTTTATAAATTTTATAATTTAACATAATAATTGCATAGATTTCATCTATTTTTCTAAATTTATTTTCATCTATTAGTGTATTTAATTGCATATGATAATATAAATCTTTGCGTATACGTGCAAAGATATTATTATCGGAATCTGAATTGTTATTATAATATCTTAATATAACACGGCAATATCGATTATCAACTAAATTTCTATACTCGGGATCATGATTACTATCAAATTCATCGCTATTATATGTATGAATGACTACAAAATATGATAACAGCATAAATTTGTCTAATATTATAGATATGAAAGCGTCCATATTAAAATTGATATAGTTTGGTATAAAATTATCATTTTCGCAAAATTGATTGGCTTTAGCAATATTAAATAATAATTCCATAAATATGGTTAACAATATTTCAAACAAAAAAGTAAACCTATTTTCATTATCAGAACAAACTGAATACGCATCAAATCCTTTTTGAGCTTCATCTATATTTCCATATAATAGGTGCCATGCTGATTTTTCAGGAGTATATAGTTCATCTTCATTATTTTCTTCTGTCATATGTATATAAAAATCTCATTATTTTTATATCATATTGGATAAATGTATAAAGTTATTATTATTTTTATTCTATAGGTATATTATATGTTTTACAACAACGAAATTGCTGATTTCGAGGATTCGACAAATATAAATCTCGAGCCAAGATTAGTTGAGTATATGAAAAAGAAAAAATATTGCAAAGAAAATAACATAGACACGCCATTAATTGAAAAAGAGTTTGGTATTACGAAAAATGATTTAGAAAAACTAGCACATAATACCAAAATCAGATTTGCTGAATATATAGATCCCAAAAAATATAAACAAAAATCTATATTGGATCAGCCAGATGGACGTTTAGATAAAATAAAAGAAAAACAGAAACGAGATGCAGATGCAAATAAACAACGAAATAATCATGATAATTTAAAGCATACATATGATATGTATAGAGAAGATGTTAAATTTTCATCAGCATCTGGAAACGATTTTCAGTCTAGATTTGATCCTGGAGTATGGTTTGAAAATCCGCACGATACTAATGAAACTAATCCAAATGTAGCACAAGTGACAGATATGAGAAAACGTTATGCAAATACAAATGTCTATACGAACAAACCGGCAAAAATTACGAAAAATTACATACCATATGGAAATATTGATACACCATCTTTTACTTTAAATGATATTATAGGAAAACTTGATACATATAAAAAAAATGTATGTCGTCCATATAGTCAAAAATCAGCTAACACTCAATATGATAATATGCATGAATCAGAAATGCGAGATGCCGATACTGAAAATTATTTAGCATATGGATCAGGACAAATAAGAGTAAAAAAATCAAGAGGTTATCCGAACCCAGTTGAACATTATTTTAATTACATTACGGATGACATACAGGATCCAGAACATGTTGTGTTTGAGCCAGGAATGCCATCAAGAGTGTTTAATAAAGATATACCTCGACAATACAAAACAAGAGAAATTATGTAAAATAAAATTCAATAATATTTTATTTTATGTTTATTCGCATGTCATACCGCATTTTTGGGGTTTTCCTTTATATTCAACAGGTAGTACATTGTTATTCCATAATAAAGGAATTTCGGGATTCCAGTTATCTTTGGCTTCTAGTCTAGTATTTTTTTGGAAATCTTGGAAAATATTTGCCTGTGGATCATTCAGTAAATTATAAAATCTATTAGTTGGCAGTCCTTTATACCCAGATGCGGGTTGCGATAATCTTGAATATTCGGGATGAAGATAACTATCGCATGTGTTATAATTAAATGGTTTACCTGTAGTTAAATTAATAGGATTCACATGACCTCTTTTACATTTGGATGCCTTTACATTTCTGTTTGACATAATAGAATCAACATCTATAAGATCATTCTGTACAGCGTATCCTGTTTTTTTGAGTGTACTATCTCCAAATCCATATACAGTAGAACGAGGTCCTGCACCATTATGGTTTAGGCATCTTTTGCAGTTATGAATTTGATTTATATTGAGACGATAGTTTAAAGGACCAGTGGATTCGAGTAGTTTATCAGGGTATGCACAATTATCATATGGCAATCTTGTTGAATAACCTATATTCATTATATATATAGAATACACAAGAATTTTTTTATTCATTATAAATAATAAAAACTATATATGATATATTTTTGATGTAAATATCATATATATTTATTCAGAGCAAAATGGTTCTGTTTGAAGTGTGTATCCCGGATTCTTCATTTTTTTGATATTATTAAAGATGATAGGACATACTTCTTGAGAAAGAACAACAGGATTAGAAGGATCAAAAGTGCCTGTGCATAAACATGATTTCCGACAATTTGGATTATATTTATATTGTGGGCATCTGGAATGTGGTCTAGTTAAATTTTTTAATTCATTTTCGGCTATAATTATCGCATCGTCAAAAGGACGCCAAAAACTATGCTTATCATATGTACATTTTGAGCAGTTCTCAAATTTTCCACCATACATCTGATATTTTAAGGGGGATACTTCTTCATATAAATGTCGTTGGTATGCACATCTATCATATCTTGTTTGTGATAAATTTCCAGTATTCATTATATATATATATATATGATATATATATATTTTTCTAATTATATATAAATATATTGTGTAAACAACATGTATATTTATTAATTTACAAAAAATCTGTTATTGTTATATAATGGAAAATTTAGGAGGTGAATTCAGTATGGGAAGTGCTATAAATTTTAGAAAAGAAAAAAGAAACATGGATGATAAAATAAAAAAATTTGTAAAGAAAAACAATAAAGTGCGAAAAAATATATATGATAATAATTTAAATAATACTATACGAAATGAGTTTCATAAACGTGCTAAAGAACGATTTGAGGCTAGTAAAAATCCACAAAAAACTAAAATTATTCCACATATAAGAGTAGCTAAAAAAAAAACAAAAGTTGAACTGAGTGATTCTGATTTTTCAGATGAAAACTCAAAGATAGAGAAACGAAATATGTCAGAACATTCAGAAACTCCGTCCACATTTTTTATTGATAAATCTGAAAAATTTATAGATAATAGAAAACATGAAAGAGAATTTGTTAAAAAAACTAGAGATAATGATAATTATCTAAATCAATTTGAACCACTTCGTTTTGATAGCAGTAATAATCCAGTTTCTCAAAATGCCGTTCATTCTGGAGGTAGTATGGTTCAACGAATGGAGCAAGAAAGAGAGTTAGGATTACGAGGTGAATTTTCTAATTTCGAAGAAACTAATGATATGACATATGGAATTACAGAACCTGACGATTTTGTGCATAACAATATGAAGCCAAATTTCAAAGCTAAAAGTGCAGGAAATTTGTTACATGCCGAACATGCTGGAAATGTGTTTCAGCAACGAATGGAGGAGTTTTCCGGCACATTAAATAAAAATCGCCCTGATTGGCAACATAAGAAAGAACATGCGCCATTATTTAATCCTGCTAATAATATAGCAAATGTTTTTGGAACTCCTGTGATGACGGATTACTATGAAGGACGATATATTCCAGGAAAAGAACGAAGAAACGAAAAACCGTTCCAAGAAATCAAAGTTACACCTGGAATAGGACTTGGTGCAAACGGAGTAGGGCATTTTACAAAAGGAACTGGTGATTTGTATCGTGTCATGCCAAGGAATATAGATGATATACGAACAGTTAATAAACGGCGAGTCGTGTATAACGGTGTAATTATTCCGGGACAAAAAGGTAGTCGAGGAGGAACAATTGGTAAACAAACTTCTAATAGACAATTTGTCAAATATAGAGAATATGCTCCTGACGAAATGCAAAAAACATATACAGGACAAGTACATGCGCCACAAATAATAGGAGAAGTAGATCCATTTACGTTAGGTGGTGTTGATAGAGGACTAAAGGAAACTAATTTTGTGGGTCCACTTAAAACTGAAGTTGGTAAAGCTACTCCAGGAGGATTGTATGGAGAATATAGAGAACCATTTAAGCAAAATTTTTTGCAAGCAGAACCACGAAACGTTCAACTTGTTGAAGGATTACGCGCACAAGCCAATTATAACACATATGTACCAAATGTAACTCAGCGGGAAGTCAAAGAATCTTATATAGGGCCAGTTGGGCGAAGTGAAATAGCTAAACCATATGCTTTTGATATACTTGGAAGTGTTCCAAATGTTCCAACTAAAGAAATACATGCAAAAACAGAACGTTCTGGTAAGGCTATTACAGGAGATATACAACAAGGTTTATATTTCAATCCGAATGATATAACAGATCCAACAATGCGTAACTTGTATGAAAAAACAGAACGTTCAGGTAAGGCTATTACGGGAGATTTACAACAAGGCCAATATTTCAATCCAAATGATATAACAGATCCAACATTTCGTAACCTATATGAAAAAACAGATAGAGCGGGAACTGCCATAGCTGGTGATAAATTTAAAGGTACTGTATATAATTCGAATGATATAACAGATCCAACATTACGTAACATATATGAAAAAACAGATAGGGCAGGAACTGCCATAATTGGTGATAAATTTAAAGGTACTGTATACAATCCAAATGACACCATGGATCCAACATCACGAGACCTATATGGAAAAATAGATAGAGCGGGATCTGCCATAATTGGTGATAAACAACCGTTTGTTTATTACGATCCAAAGGATATGCCTGATGCTACATTGCGCGATGTTCATAGTAAAACAGATAGGTCAGGAAAGGCTATGACTGGTAATAAATATAATGGTAAAACAATTAATTTCAGAGATATACCTGATCAAACACTGCGAGAAATTATAGGTAAAACAGATTATAAAGGGCCGGCTGAACATATTGTTACTAAAAAACCAATGAGTAGACGAGATGCATATAATTCGAAAATAAATGTAACTAGGGAAGAAATAGAAAAAGGAAGAGCTCCTACATTAATTAGTTATAATAAAGGGCCAACGACAAAATTTACAGAATATCCATTAAAAGAACCTATACAATCAATTTATATAAATCATCCTGGAATGTTATATCAAACTGTGGATAAATTGGCATTTTTAGCGGAAAGTCATAAAAATCCAACATGGTACAATAATATTCATATTAATACATATCCTGATGTGAGTTTAAAAAAAAATCCATATATAAACAATATGGTACATAAAGCAGTCATAAATTATGATAATGTTAAATAAATATTACGATGATTTTGTAAAATCAAGTATATTTTGAGATTGAATTTCGGTTTTGATTATTTGTTGATAATTAGCATATAGAAATTTATTTATAAAATTATATGCTGCTAATATTTGATCACCATTTTTAACTCCGGTAATGACGATAGAGCCTTTTTCGAAAAGTAGAATTGTTATTTTTTTAATTGGATGATTATATTTTATATGTACACAGGATCCACTTATTCTTTCGAAACGAGAATCTATATTCTGAGAAACTAATAAACTATGTATTTTTGATAAATTTAATAGGAAAGACACTCTAAAATTTGTATTTACCATACTTATATGAAAATCATATATACCAGATAGATCAACTAAGTTAATATCATTTACGAAAGGTTTTTCTTTTAATACATTATTTTCCACTACTGCTTTAATGGTTTTCATTTTTTGCATTATCGTAACTATTGTTTCAACAATATCTTGTGTTTTTTGACATCCGGCCATTTGAATCGAACCATTAGAAAATAATTTAACATGGACATATCCAGTATTCTTTGATTTTATTTTGACACAAATAGATACTTGATTGAAAAAACTTCTTTTTCTTTTTTTGGCATGTTTATCTCTTTTAAGACATATGCTTCTATATATCATGATATTATTTTCTGCAGGTGCTTTTATATGGCCACTATCTTTAATAACTTTTTCTATACTATCAGATGAAATATCAATATATTTTGCTATATTATCACAGTAGAATTTCAATCCTTTTATTTTACATGTGGCGGCTATTGTTGATATATGTATATCAGTTTGTTTAGGAATTACATCACAATGTAATTCGTCTGAAACCATAGTTGTTAACATTTGAATTTTTTGTGGATCTATCTTATATAAATTATCTTCGTTTATGGTAACAGTTTTAAGTGGTGATTTAGGTTCTGTTATGTAATTATCAGATATATAGTTATCAAATTGACGATGCATATTATTAAATATCATATTGTATATACTTATATTTCTTTATATATAGTTTAATAAATTCAATTTTTATTTGTTCAAGAAAAAAAGAAATACCATTCTATTGGAAATGCATAAGCTAGTAAAATAAATATTTTATTGATGTATAGTATATATTTAATGAAAACTGAGATAGATAATGTATTGGATCTATTAAATCAAGTAATATCAAATAATATATTAGATGTTCAACAATATACTATAGATTTATCTATTATTGCTAAGCTTATAGATAAAATTAAAAACAGCAATCGGCAATCAAATGGAATAACGAGTGATTCTGAAACTGATTCTGATACTTCATCAGTTCCTATGAACGATGAAGTATCTGTAAAGAATATGGTTGTGCCAACTGATATATATAATACTGTAAACAATACAACAAATGTAACAGAAAATACTATTTAGTTATGACAGTAACCATTTTTTATTACAAACAGCAAAAATAATCAAGGCGATAATAATTATAAATATCAGTATATTTGTTGTGGAGAAATACCTAGCTATACCACACGTATTAGTCATATGTTTACTTGTTTTTTTTTCTAGAACATAATCATAAATATCGTCATCGTTTAGATCTATATTTATTTTGGATGGTTTCATATAATTATGTTTACATAAAAAATAAAATGTATTGTGTATAAATAATATGAATGAAAAAAGTATTTTATCGTTTGACGTTGGTATTAAAAATTTAGCATATTGTCAACTCAAAAAAGCTAATAACGAGTTTAGTATACATGCATGGGGAATAATAAATTTGGTAGACGATATATCTACATGTATGTATCATATTAAAGGAAATAAAGTATGTAACAAGGATGCAAAATTTATTATATATCACAAAGAAAAAAATGATATGTTTGATAATACAGAAAATTTCTATGTTTGTATGGCACACAAGACAAAATCTATACCGACCATAATTGAGAAAAATATGAACGATATAAAAATAATTGATGATAAAGAGGTAGATGATAAATGTATATTGTGTGACAAAAAAGCATTATTTACTTTATCTACTAATGCGAAATATAAATGGTGTGATATACATTATCAAAAAAATGGAAAGTCTTTCCAAAAAAAAATAATTGTTAAAAAAATAAGTACTAACTGCAATAAACAACCACTTCAATCTTTAATCGAAAAACTGTACAATAAGCTTGATAGTTTCACGGAATTTTTACACATAGACGAAGTATTAATTGAAAATCAACCATCGTTACATAATCCGACTATGAAAACAATATCAACATGTTTGTATTCATATTTTATTATGCGTGGAATTATAGATAAAGATAAAATGAATAGTATGATAAATTTTATCAAGTTTGTGTCTCCTTCAAACAAACTTAAAGTCGATGCAAAAAATACTTCTGATATATTAGATAAAAAACAAAATAGCAGAAAAAAATATAGGCTTACAAAATCTTTAGGAATAAAATATTGTTTATCTTTGATAGAGAATAAAGATAAAGATATATTAAAAACATATAAAAAAAAAGATGATATGTGCGATGCATTTTTGCAAGGTTTTCAATATTTATTTAATCCTGTTCCCCAAATATATATAGAAAAACTCCAAAAAATATGATATATATATATATATATATATATATATGGAAACGTACAAATATAAATATGACAAATATAATTGGAAAATTATACAATTGATGCGTGGTGGAGGAAATCTATGTGTATATAATTGTGGACGAACAACTACTGGTCGTTATCTAACTTGTTGTCAGGCATGTAAAAGTTCAATTGGGCCACATACGAACCTTTGTGACCAACGATACGCTACTAGTAGTGCACCCAGTGTACCCAGTGCACCCAGTGTACCCAGTACACCAGTAGTTCAACCGTATATTGTAATAGATAGACATATGAAGCCAACTGATAAATCAGTTAGAGTAATTCCATACAATTTTAAAGTTGAAAATCAAAGAGGCGCCCATGTCGAAATTCTAAATCAAGGAAGTACAAATATACAGTTTATACCTTCTCCAGGAAGCATATATTATGTTGGCTCGGCATTTATACGTGGACAAGCAATAATGAGACAAGTAATTGGATTGAAGAGAGAAGATGGACATGATGCACATATAACAGTATACTACAATTCTGATGCGGTGCAACGATTCCCCGAATTTCAGTGATATCATGTTTCTTCAAAATAGCATTGGGCAGGAACAATAATCATTTTATAATCTTTAGATTTTAGATTTTTATTATTTCTAAATTTTTCTATAGATAACGATCCTCCAAATTTTTGGAGCATTTCTCTTGGCGGAGATGCATGTAATATTTCTGTAGTATTATATAGTTCGTTATATAGTTTTTTTAGCAAAGATATACGACAAGAGATTTTAGTTTCGTCATCTTTTAATACATATGCTAAAGCACAATTAAATGAACAAAAACAACCATATACATAATATTTTCCATTATTATATTTTTCTGGGATAAAGCATGGAATTGTATCAAAATTATAGGTACACCACCAGCAAACTATATTGGTTTTTTCTGGTATTGGATTTTTTTTACTTATGTCTATAATGTTGGAATTAAAAAACGACATATTAAGAATTTTGGATGATGAATTTTCAGTGCATTGTTCTCTTTTTGTTTGAAGATTTTTTAATTTTTTAATTAAAGCATCTTTTTTACGTAGTTCTTTTTGAAGTTTTTTTAAATTGGGGATACTGTCTGTATCGTCATCTGTTAAATACATAATTAAATTCTCGGATTGTATATGGTCTGTAGCTATATTATCATCATTAATGACTGTATGATTTTGACGGGTTATTTCTGAATCCGAACTGTATATAGGTATTTGTAATATTATGGATGGATTTTCTGTTGAAGAATCAATATAGTTTACTAATGATTTATTAGATTGAATATTGTTTATATTTTGAGATGGTATTAATATTTTTCGCGGGCGACCTCGTTTTTTTTTTATATGTTCTTCGTCCAATTTATTTATACAAGGTTTATCTATCTGTGTGGATGTTATTTCAGACATAATTAATATAATAATATGTCTTTTCTTTATGTTTTATATAAAACGGCATAAAGAATAATTTATGTAAGAATAATTTTTTTTGGTACACGTTTCTTTTTTTTGTTAACTGGTTCTTTATTATTTTCAAGAGGAATATCACATTCGCCATCTTCGATATCAGTCTTACTTACAATTTTGGTTTGTAAAACCTTTGATTTTTTCTTTCCTTTAAGAATTTCTTCAAATTTGGGATTTTTTTGGCTGACAGCTGAGCTGGCGATTGATACCTCATCATTCATTATATCTGGTTTATTGTTTTTATTATTATTCATAATTTGAATTTCTTGATTTTTAATTTGGGAAATCATTTTGTCTATAGTTTCTAATTGTTTTGTTTCTTGTAACATGGTTTGTTTTTGAAGTTGCTGTTGTTTTTGCAGTTCTATAATATCTTGCATTTGGTTTATAGTCGAATCTAGTTTACTTTTTCTAGATCCGCGTGATTTTACAGAATCAGTTAGCAAAAGAGAGTCTCTATAATTTAAAATTCCATTATTTTGTTTTATTTTGTCACTTTCAGCTTTTTGTTTCTTTAGTGTTTCCAGAAGCATTATTTTTTCATTTGCCTGATCATGTTCTATTTCAAATTTTTTTGTAAGTTTGTCTTTTTGTTCCATTTCTCGCATTTTAATATTATTTTTCATTTCTGAAAATTTATCAGGATTTTTTTGCAAGTCGTTAGCTACATGTGAGTGACTGCTAATAATGTTTGCCATACCTTTGTTCATCTGTATACTAACTGCACTACCTGTAACTAGCAAAAATAATTTTAATTCGGGAGGCAATTTTTTATTAGGAGATGTATATTTTTCATAAATTTCTCCCAATACATCATAGTAATTAGAAATATCACCTTTTATATTATCTGACCACATGCCATCAAATTTTAGATCAAATGGATTTATATTATCATTTAATAGTTCAATTCCTTTGACTATCCCGATCAACATATTACCCATCCAACTTAATGCATTTCGTTTAGATTTGATATTTGTATGCATCTCATATTCATATTTCATTATTTTATAATCAGAATCGAGATCATAATCAGCTGATAATTCGATTCCTGCTTGAGTTAGTTCTCCCAGTTTTCTTAGCATATCTAATTTTCTTAATATTTTTTCTTCTTTGGTCCATTTTGATTCATCATCTTCATCTTTTTCTGTTTGAGTATCGGTTTTATGTTTTTCAGTGGCTGAATCAGTCTTTTCAATATTTTTTTCATTTTCTGTTCTATTTATTTTAGATATGATAGGAGTACTTTTAAAAATATGTGGTTCAGGTTTTTTACTATAGTTATTTAAATCATCATCTAAATGTGTATCATAATTGTTATTAGTTTTTCTGTAACTTTCTTTATTAAAACCTATTTGTTCTTCGGAATCGACTAGTTTTTCATCATTGGCCAACATATCAACCATCATATCAGTCGTTTGTGATATATCTTTATTTTTTTCCGGAAAATGGTTCATTATAATTAGATAAACTATAATGAATTTAATAAATAATACGCAATATATATAATGTGTAATTATATTAGTTTCATAGTGAATGTTTATTGTATTGGTCTAAAAATTTTATCGTTTCAGTAAATCCAAATTGAAATAAAATATTTTTTGTATTACTATCTAATGTTGTAGTTAACATACTCACTTTTGGTAAACTAAGTTTTATTGTTTGTATATGACAGTTTCCTATAAGTGTTTCTGCCACTCCTTCATATAAACATTCAACAATACTATTTAAAAATGTTTCTAAATTATCAATTTCATCACTTTTACGTATTTCGTTCAAATATACTCCTATAACTCTATCCATACAATCATAAAATAAATTGATAGGATAATTATTCATAATACCTCCATCTATAAATAATTTATTATCATATTTAACAGGTATAAACCAAAATGGAACTGATGACGACATTCGCATCCCAGTTATTATCGGCATATCAGGATATGTTTTATATGAAATATAGTGCAATGTTTTATCATTTATACAGGTACTTGTAATAATTAAGTTTATGTTTGTTTTCTTATATAATTCCATAAATGTTATATGTTTATCTATATCTTTGGCTTCTAGCATTTTTTCAACTATTATAATAAAATGTTGACCATTATCTATTCCAAAATCTTGAAAGAAATTATCGATATCGATATTATGGAAATGTTGAAATTTAATTAAATTAATAAATTCGTATAGTTCGTCTGGTGTATAGCCAACTATATATAAAGTAGCTATTAAACTTCCGATTGACGCCCCAGCAAAAGTTTTAATATTTTTTAAAATATGTCTTTCTTCTAATGCTTTAAGTACTCCTATATGTGCAATTCCTTTAGTGCCTCCACCGCTCAATACTAATATATCAATATTTTCTATTTTACGAATATTTTTATTGTCAGTTTTATGTTTTTTTTTTATTGTTTGTGTTTGTTTATCTTCTGTGCTAGATTGATGCATAATTATGTATACTTCGAATATAATATTATATGTAAATTATCCGCAAATCTAAACGATATACATTTTTATATATGTAAACTATATAGATATATGTCATATCCGAGATTATCAATAGGTAGTTTATTTCATCAAAATAATAAAGAAATAACTTTTACCGGACGATTGAGTATAAGTACTCTTTTTAAACAAAAAAATACAAATTTTAATTTCGATTCTAAAAAACTTCTTGAAGATAAATATAAACAAAGAAAGAATCTTGAAATTTATTATAATGAAATTTATAAAAAATGTTGCGATACAATTATAGAAGCTAACAAATATGGATTTGCGCAGGTAGTATTTACCATTCCTATGTATTCGGATTATATTGGATATAAGTACAAAGATTGTATTGAATTTATTAATAGCCGTTTGAAAGAACAACATTTAAGTGTTAAAATTGTTTCTAAAACGAAAATTATAATTATATGGGATGATTTAGAACAGAGATTGAATAAAGATGATGTTGATAATAGCATGGAAGATTATTTTACGAAATAAATGTCACAGCATATAATAATAATTATTCCTATAATTATCGATATTGCTATATTTTTAATTTCCTTATTATTTATTATAGATAATAACGGATCGGTAGGTATTTCTTCATGAAAATTAGATTGATCCGTATTATTTAGTTCGTCAACATTATTGTTATGAATTTCTTTAAGTAATGTAAACAGTTGATGTTTACATTCTACACATTTACCAATATGATTAATAGCGTCTTCATCTTTTTCATAATAATTTTTTAAATGTTTATTATTTGAACACAAATATTTTTTTTTTTTTATCGGTAATGATGAATATCCGCTAGATAAGTCTGAATCACTTATTTCATTAATATCAAATGAGCTACTTTTATCACTTGTTTCAATATTTGATGTTTTATGTGTACTTGTAGAAGTAATAGATTGTTTACTTTGTTCGTCGTATGGTGTTGGTAAACTTGACATGAAATCGCTATTATTATTTGTTGGTGAAAAATTTAGATTTGTATTCCCGTAATATGCTTCTATGCCACGTGCAAGATCTTTTTCAAATGAATGTCTATTGTTTTTAAATTCCCGATAAATTTTTTTTTTATTATTAATATTTCTAGCCATCATGTCAAGAATATCTGTATTATTATTTGTAAATGCATTATCAAACTGATTATATTCAGTCATTATTATTATTATGTAAACATATTATTTCCAATAAAAAATGTACGACTAAAAAAGATATGTTATTCATGATATAATAATTCTTTTATTGCTTCCTTGATATCGGGATCATGTAAATTTTTCATATAGTCAATCGATTCTGTATTGGATATAATGTCTTTAATTTGGTTAAACGAATTGAAAGGATTTTTATCTAAATTGCCCCATTCGTTTACCGGAATATTTTTAAATTCTGTATCATCATTTATTCTCTTATTTATCATTAGCATACGTAATTCTTCTATGTTTTTTTTATCTTCTGCAGGTGTCGGTTCATCAATTTTATCGTCCGAACTAATAGATGAATCATCATCTGATTCTATGTGCGGTGCTTCATAAAGTGGATCATCTTCTTTTGATACTTTGTAAATATCTTCGTATCCGGTTCCGTCTTCTTTTATTGAAACATACATATCGTCTACAGCATTATCTCCATAAGCGGCTATTCCGTCCCATTTTATAATAGTTTTATCATTATTTTTTTTCTGGTTATTATTTTTCGTCTTTTTCATAGCTTCAAATTTTTTGTTAAATTGTGTATTATCAAAATTACCATACTCAAACATATTTTTATGTGTATATTCTGTTTCTTGTTGTGTTCTTTCGAGTTGTAAATCGGATATTCGTTGCATAATATCTTTATCGGCGAGTTTACAATCTTGTTTAGTCGAATCATATTTATGTTTTTTGTCAAGTTCTTTAGATTTTTCTATAAATTCAAGTTCTTTAAGTTTTCTTGTTTCATCATTTATTTCGATATTTTCAAGTTCTTTAAATTTTTCAAATTCGTGTTTATGATTCATATTGTTACTTTTTTTTTGTAAATCATAATATTTTCTGTTTTCCGGGTTTTTAAGCATTTTGACTGCATCACGAATCAAATGATATTGTAATTCATGCTTTTTCTTTTGTTTCACTTTTTCAGCTGATGAGCATTTATCTAATTTTAATTTGATTTTGTCAGGGTGATATTGTGCTAATTTTTCGTTACATTTACGGTTTATATGTTCTTGTGTGTCTTGGGGAGTAACTCCAATAATTTTATAATAATTAATTCCATCAATTAAGTCATCATCCTGTTCATCATCATGTGGTTGTTTTATATTTTTGGGAGGTCGTATTTCATCTGATTTATCAGTTATCTTTTTTTTTTTCATTAGATTTTGTGTTAAATTATCTATGATAACATCATCTTGTTCTTCCTTATGTGGAGATTGTTTTATATTTTTGAGGTTTCGTATTTCATCTGATTTATCAGTTATCTTTTTTTTTTTCATTAGATTTTGTGTTAAATTATCTATGATATCATCTAACCCATCATTAGGTTTTCCAGACATTAGCTATATTATTATATTTTTATTTTTTTATGTAATATCTAAACACATCAAATTAAAAAAATTATTTTTTATTTTTTGATTTTTTCACGCTATTTCTTTTTTTTTCTATTGTAATATCTGTATCGTCCGTGTTTCTATCTTCTTTCTCAATTAACCATTTGTGATATATATTTATGAATTCTTTAAGTTCTCGTTTCCATAATTCTTTTGCGGTTATAGTATTATAATCATCATATTCATCTTGTTTTCTTTGATATTCGTTTTCGTGTTCTGTAATTTTTTCTAAAGTTAACGAAAATAATTGCATATTTGTAATATAGTTATATGTTCGTTTTTCTTCTGGCGTTTCTATAGAAATATCTAATTTAGGATATTTAAATTCTATTAGCTGTGCAATAACATTTTCTCTTTTTTCATTTTCAAGCTTTATCTTCCCACTTATTTTATCTTTTATAAATTTGACTTTATATTTCAATATATTTAGTTCATTCTCTAAAACTTTGATATGATATTCTTTCCTTTTACAATATGATAAGAGGCGAACATTGTAAAATTCTTCTAGTATATCAAGTTCACTGTCATATTTTGTTATGATACCTTTTGAATTATAGAGATACATATTAGTAGTGGCAATAGTACTAATTAACTTAAATGTATCTTCGAATTCCGTTCCTCCTTTCTTCAATAGTTTTTGTAGTTCGTTTCCAATAAACTGAATTTCGAAATGAACAACATTATTTCCAGGACGTCTCAATATAGGTGAGGATAATATAACTGGTATTTCTTTTTTTTTCCTAACCTGTTTTTTTTTCTCTTCTTTTGTCGTGTCAATATTTATACCCGCCAAAGGATTTAGAATTTGACTAAGATAATAATCCGTTGTCGAATATAACCCAACTATAGGAATTTCTGTAATTTCTATTGAATTAGCGTTAATCACATTATATTTACCATATACATTATAAGATTGTTTTCCAGTTTGTTCAACTTCTCCCCGAAAACCGTTATACCATGGAATCATCGTAATCATATTCTTATCATCTAATCTCCGTAATAAGTTTTCGCAAATATCTATAGGATTATATTTAGGAACTGATGTTGAGAATCCTGTTCCAATACCATGTGCACCATTAATGAGTACAATTGGTATAATAGGATAGAAAACTTCCGGTTCGATAATCATTCCTTCTTCTTCTAGATATTTAAGTATACAATTATCATATTTACTAAATATTTTATCCGTTATACTTTCCAAGAGAGTATGTATATATCTCGAACTGGCATGATTATTTCCTCCTTGATTGCGATATCCAAAATTTCCATCTGGAACTAAAAGATTAATATTATTTGATCCTGGATAATCCTGCGCTATACCAATTATGGTCTCTTCCATTGAAGTTGGTCCGTGTTTATATGCTGTGTTTTCTGAAACCAAACTTGCTAAGTCGCAAACTTTTCTTGATTGGGTAACATTATATTTTAAACATGTATAAATTATCTTTCTTTGAGATGGTTTTAGTCCATCTATAACTGACGGAATTGACCGATTTAGATCATAATTCGAAAAATGTATTAGTTCTTTATTTATAAATTCGCTATATTTTACTTCTTTTCTGGTATATTCAAGTATATCATTTTTATCATAGTTTTTTAACCAATTTTTTCTCTCGTCAGCTCTATTTTCATCAAATGCCAATGTAATAGCATTGTATGATATACTTTTTATTATTTCTGGATTAGTGTTCATAATCGCAAGTTTACCTGTTTTTTGTTTTTTTTTCTTTTTTTGGTCATCATCAGATTTATCGCTATTTGGTATATTTTCCAGTTGTTTGATTTCTAATTTAATGTTTTCATCTATTTTTTCCCATATAAAAGATACAATTTTATCATCATAATTTTTAAAGGCTTGTTTTTGTTCTAACTCGTTGGATGAACCTAATCCTTTGTAATATTTGACAATCCATTTATCAGTATCATTTTTTTCTTTCCATTTATTGTACTCTGATTCTGCATAGAATAAAATAGGTTTTTTTTTATTCTTATCAATTTTTTTAAATACTTTTATCAAAGGTGTGGCTAAGGTTTGAATAAATCCTTTTATTTGTAATAATTCCGGCCAAAAATGTTGAAAGAAACTTATAATTAATCCTTTAATATGCGAACCATCTTGATCTGCATCTGTTAAAACTAAAATTCCTCCATATCTTAATTTTTTTAAATTCTCCGGACAAGAATATTGGACATCATGTTGTAATCCCATTATTTTTTTCAGATCCCTAACTTCTGTATTATCCCTAATCTGAGCTAATGTAGCATTTCGTACATTTAATAGTTTCCCACGTAATGGAAATACTCCATATCGTTCTTGTCCAATAACAGTTAACCCACTCATTGCAAAAGCTTTTGCCGAATCTCCTTCTGTTAAAATTAAACGACACTCTAACGAATGTCTGGTACCAGCTAATATAGCATCGTCTAATTTAGGAACATATATGCCGACACGTTTTCGCCCATCTGTTTTACTTAATGTCAATGTTTCTTTGAATTCGGCATATTTTATCACAATATCTATTAAATTTGTTTTAAATAATTCATCCATCATTTGTTTCGTGATATCACATGTTGAACCAAATTTAACTGGTTTCGTAACTAGTTCACTTTTTGTTTGTGATGGAAATTCTGGATTAACAATAGTAGCATCTATGTAAAAATTTAAATGTTCTTTTATAAGTGCAGGCTTTACTGTTAATTTGCTTTTCTTTTTGATATGTGCGATAGTTTTATTCACTACTTGTTCGATGATATAGTTAACATGTGTCCCGCCATTATATGTATCAATACTGTTTACAAATGAAATATAATTTTTTCCTGCATCTGGTGCAAATACTATTCCAACTTTCCATCTTTCATTTATTTCTTGATATATTAATATTGGTGAATCAGTATAATACATTTTAATATAATTTTCAAAATTCGTAACTGGTATCATTTCATCATTAACATATACTTTAACATCAGTTCGTGTACATGCTGCTATATCATAAGCTCGTTTTTTTATCCATGCGATATCACTATTGGTAAGACCATTCTTCGAAAAACGTTCAAAATCGGGATAGTAAGTTATTTGAGTGTGAGGTTTATCGGATGTTTTTGTTTTTGTTATGATAGGTTCATCTTTTTCGGACATATTATTTCTGTATTCCTGATAAAATTTTTTCTTACCAACAGCAGTATCTGTTGTTTCTACTATAAATCGTTTAGAATATATATTGCTACTTTTTAATCCAATCCCATTACAACCACCAACTATACGTTCATCATCGTCATCATAGTTTGATGATGATAACAAGTGACCAGCTACTAGTTCCGGAATATAAATTTTATGCTCATCATGCATAACTACATGTATTCCAGGGCCATCATTAAAAACTTTAATCCATCCTTCTTCCTTTGAGAATGATATTTTTATTGTCTTACATGTTATTTCTCTAACAGAATGATCTCGTGCGTTAACTATCAATTCATCAATTGTCTTGAAAAATCCCGGTGAAAATTTAATAGTTTCTTTTTTAATAGTTTTAGTTTCTTCATCATAAATAGCCATACGTCCTTCACATTGCTCTATTGGTCCTATATACATGCCAGGACGTAACAATACATGTTCTCTTTGTGTAACTTTTTTGTATTTTTTGGAAATTTCCGTTTCCATAGAATTTTTGTCTTTGATATGTATACTCATACTATAATATATATATATTATGAATTTTTTAAGTCTAATGTTTTATATTTCAATTTTTTGAAAAAACTATATATTACTCATATTTCTTTGGGTAATAAATGCTATTGTATATATGTTTATCATGATAATTATGATATTATTTTTATGTTGTGTGGTATTATACATATGATTTATTTTTATATATATTTCCTTTTTGATTTTTTTGAATTATGAGTTTTTATACTTTTCTTTCGAATATAAAAGATGTTTTCGAGAAACATGTTCGTTTTTTTATATGACAAGATTTATTTTTCATATGAAAAAAAATTATTTTGTCATATATTTTGTCATATGAACAAAAAATAGAAAAAGTATAACAATATAATGAAGAATATCATCTATTTCAAGTAACATATAATTTTGGGAAAAAATAAATTTTTTCTAAGGTGTATATATATGTTTATAACGGAAGATCATATAATATCGCTATTGATTGGCATAGCTGTCCTTATGTGGTTTAAAGGGTCATATAGATTACTAGATACGTTCATTCCGAATACTACAATTAATAATATATTATGTATCATAGTGGCCATAGTAATATTATATATTATAAACAATGGTAATCTATATACATTAGGGAAATCAACAAAAGATGACAATAAAAAATCGGAAGACTTATTTAGAGTGGAACCCAGTATTTAACGGTACTTGTTCGAGTGATGAAATTTCAAGTATAAATGAATGTTCCATACCAGCAAATTCATATAATTTTCCATGAGAATCATAAAAATTAATGGTTAAGGAACTTAATTTTATGGTGTTATAAAATAGTGCTGATGGAGATGTAAACGTATCTATTAATCTTTGTTCTGAATTATCTTTTAGATTTATTTTAGCAAAAAAAGATAATACTTTCTTATTTTGACAAAAATTTATACACTGATCAAGTTCTTGAATTGACATTAAAATATATCTGTGTCCATGTAATTTTAATGCATTATTTTTTAATAAATGCCGTTTCCCTATTTCATCGGTAACATATTGTAGAGATGTACTCGGATCTACAGTAACATCTTCATCTTGGTAAGGATCCTGATTAGTTATTTCTGTTCCATAATTAGTAAAAGATAATGTTCGTCCAACATATCTAAATCCTAATTCTGTTCCCATTGTATCTGAATAATTGAATAATAGCCTAAAATAATTAGGAACATATATAAAAGTTCCATATCCACCTTGTGTATCATTTAATGGAGCAGATAAATTAATGTTATTTATTTGTATACTATAGAAATTGTCGTCTATTATTTCATATACGGTATGCGTAGTATTTAAATCAGTAGCAGATATTCCTAATGTAGCAATAAATCCTTCAAATAATATATCATTAACTATGTCATTACCTTGTTCATCTGTGGCTTGTAATTGATGTCCTTGATGTTCTATTATTAAAGTATATGGTGGAACGAGTGTATTAATATTAGAACTAGATGTTAGTTGTTGTGGTGTAGGTGATGATGAATCATAGATTGCAAATATTGGTTTATTTAAACTAGCTTCTTTAGAACTTTTGAATGTTGTTATATTTGTAGTTTCCTCAATACTTATTTCGAAATATAGATTATTAGTATATGAACCATCTATTATAATTGGTGAAATGCGTTGTACACTTGACATTTGTGTTTCTAGAATATTTTTTAGTGCTGTAATACTATAGTTTCCTTCTGTTATTTGAGTTGAATATACATAGTCACCATCATCTTGATTTTGCCAGTATATTTTGTTATTAATATTTGTCTGAAATACTAAATTTATATTCGGGAAATTGGTATTAACTAATTTTGCCATAAATACTTTGTGTATAGATTCGGGTAATTCTATAACATAGCTATTTGGAGAGTCATATACTGTATTTATATTTGTTACTTTAGTAATATTTATGTTATCACCGCCAAAAGATATAGGTAATTCACTATCAATATCATCATAATATGTTTTATTAAGTATTTTAATATTGATAGTATTTTCTGTTACTGAATAAACATTTAACAGACCTTTAATATTATTGTTTGTAACAGGTATATCGGCATTGATTTGATTTATAGGAATTCCGCCGATATAAAGAAAATCGACAGTAATCGTCATATTAGTTGTAATAGGCGGGTTAATAGCATCATCCGGAACAAACTTTTTGGGTAAAAGAATATAAAACCCCGTAACTTTATTTTTAATTGACGGATTAGATTCGGTCATATCATTAATATAAGGATTTGTTAAGAAAGATAGGTATACTCTATGTGTAGCATTTAAAAATTGAGTTGATATGTTTCCAATAAAAGAATTGGCAGTAAATCCGGATATGGTTACATACATATCTGTGGTATCATAATTATTCAACTCATCTTGTGAAATAGCTGCGATAAAATTTGGATCAAAAGAAAAAGATGTCAAATCTGTGCTATATTCTGATACATAGTTTCCGCTATCCCAATATGTAGATTTTAACAGACTACACTTAAAAGCTAAAACATTAACATCCGGTTCGAAAATAACAGAAAATCCATTTCGTAATACATCATCAGTCTGCGAAGTATAAGTATAAATTGTATTAAACGAAACTCGTGTTTGTTCCATTCCCGACAATGTAATCTTATCGTTGGCTTTGAAGGTGTGGTTTGGTGAATATATTGTTAATAGATATGTATTCGGTGTTGTGGTTAATTTGGTGAAAGTTAAAGGATTTGTAGTCAAGTAAATAATATTTTCTTTAGTTAACTCTGTTGTCGTAGTTCGTGCATTACTATCAATATGAATATAGTTTGTTACTACCCTTGTTTTATAATTTTCTTTTAATAATCCTCTTCTTTCGAGATCATCTATATATATATCATAGTTATCATTACGATTATCATTAGATGTATAATTATATGTGGGAGTATGAACATTATATCGTGTTTCTTGTATAAGTAAATCAGGAGGTATACGTGTAATGCCATGTGGGATTTTTCCTATATCAGATTGGTGTTGAGATTCCAATCTTTTCGCAATATTACCTATATTATCATGATCATCGTTACTTTCGTCTCCATAAACAAATTTAGATTTTGTATACTGAGTTGGTATATTTGGATTTTGATAAGACATATATATTACAATTATAAAATGTAATATATAATATTTTTTCGGCGCGTTTATTAATCGTCTAGATTAAATGCGTAGGCGTATGTTCGTAAAACATCATCACCGTCTTCTATCAAATCATCGTTGTCCACATCTATATCGTATGCTTGATTTTCTTCTGCTAAGTTAAATTTTTCTTCTTGTTCCTCCAGAAGTTCTTCCTTTGTTTTTTCTGAAGTAACAAATTCGGTAACAATTCCTTCTATAGTTCTAACTCCAGATTGTTCTTGTATTTCTTTAATACTAGAGGAACTGGATACCATATAGCTAAAACTTTTAATATCTTGAATGTCATTATCTTTTTCTTCATTTACAAAATCAAATATAATATTAAAAAAATCAATTATAAAATTTGATAAAGTTGTTTTTAAAGACTTATTGCTATCATTTAGTTTTAATAATTTTAATAGTTCGCTTATAATATAATATGTTATTATGTTTCCTGTTGTATCTATATTATTCACGTCATTATAGTATATTAATTTGTTTTTTGGAAGTGTTATAGTTTTTATGTTATCGTTATTTTCAATATTAATATTATTATAAATTATTTTCCAGTGTTCAAAAATATTAGTTTTTTTGAGATTTCGTAATTTTTCTCTATATTTATCGAACAAGCTATCTATTTTAACTTTATAATAGTCATCTGGAATTGATATTCCGCTATAATTATTTGCCATGCGTGATATAATTAGTTGTAAATTATAAAGTATTTTTTGTAGCTGATGTATACGTTTACGTGTAACATATTTTGTAATTTCTCCTTCAAGAATTTTTTGTGGTATTGTATTAGTTCTATTTCCAACTAGTTCATTATATATTTCATCAACCGAAATAAATTGAGATTGATATCCCAATAATTTTAATTTGTTAACGAGCGAGTAAGTAATCTTGATTTTCCGATTTACGTTGGTTTTTACATAATGTTTATTTTCTTCTTTGTAACCTAGTAACATTTTAGAATACATATCATAATATATTTCTATTTTATTTTTTCCTTTATTATTAACATAATATAATACATTTGTTTGAAAATATGGATGGTCCATTTTTTCTAGAATTTTATTTTCAGATTCTAATATTTTAATTGGATGGTCGTATATATTACCGAAATTATCATGATCAATGGTATATATATTTTTGACTAAATTTACATTGTTATAGTCTTCACCTGTTATTTTTTGAAGTTCGTCTATTAATTTATTAATATATTTCATATCATTTGAATTGTTGTTCGTGTATTCACTATATATTTTTTTAATAATATCATTCGCATCAATTTGATTTTTTGCTGATTCTTGATTCAATATATCTTCATGTTCTATAATATTATTCCATATATCTTTATTTTGACGTCTTACCGCCTCGTGTATTTCTTGAGTTTCAGTAGCGTTATATACATAATCACGTTCTTTTTTACATTTTCTACATAGTTCATTCCCTGTTTCATTTTCTGTTTTGACAAAGATATGACGCGAACAATCATTGCATATGGATGCTACTAATTTTTGATCAACTAAATTTATAAAATTAGAACGTATAGTGGAAGATAATTTTTCATCATATTTTAGATTTAAAGAACTAGTTTTGCAAAGCTTGCAAATTAAATTTCTTTTGTCCACGATCCATTGATGGAATTGACCATCAGGGCAATTAGTTAGATTTGATATCCCATAATATTTAAATTTTTTTTGTGGTATTAATGGAATGCTAAATGTAATACGATTGCATATTGTTCTTCTCGGAATATCATACATTATGGAAGAATATTTTCCAGACAAGATTATAAATTTGTCATCCATCAACTCATTTTCTTTTTTTGTAGCTATAGTGGTTGATACTGTATTTTTTTTGAGTTGATTGTATAAGTCATTATTGCTATAAATTTTTTGTAATTTATTAAAGAATTTTGTAATATTCATATTATAAATAGAAAACTCGTTCTTATCCTTTTTTGTTTCTAAAATACTATTAAGAATATCTATAACTGTATGAATGATAGATTTTTGAATATTCATTGTATTTTTTTTCTTATTTTCGGGAGACGGGCTTTGATAAGACCACATTTTTGTTTTTGTGGCAATAGAACATGATATAATATATATTATATAACATAATATTTTGTAGTTCATAATTCTTTGTATTTTTCCATCCCAATTGATTATTATTTTTAGATTACCAAATAGCTGATCTTCTATTTTTTCGAACATAGTTATATTACATATCTTTTTTTTATCATCGCCAATAAAATGAATGTGTGTTTCATTTATTTCTAGTAATAAAAAGAATATAATATATGCTATAATAGTATTTATTTTTATTGGTTTACGTTTATCTATATCTTTACTGGAATAAACAAAAATATTGTTATCTAGATCAAAAACAAATAGTTTGGTGTAGTTTACATTTATTCCATATAATTCTGTTATTTTAGTATTACGTGTTTGATATGATGGTTTTAATTTTATTGTATTAGCCAATAGTAAATCAATCGTATTTTTAACAATCAATCTTCTTATAGGTTTTACATTAGTAGAAGATCCTACTAGATACAATATATTACTAACTGATGCAATTTTTTCTATTGTTTTATCGATTTGTCTAATAGCAATTTTGTATTTTTCGTATCCAAGAATATCTTCTATATTCGTGTCTAAAGGTAATGAATATGATACGAAAGTTCTTGTTTCATTATCATATTCCCCATCTTCTATATATTGCGTGAGGTCTTCTATACGGTTTCCGCAACTTTTACATATATAGTTTTCATTAACATCTATAGCTACATATTGCTGGATAAATTTATTTAATTCATCTGAATATCTTTTAAAATTTTTAATGTTTATATGTTCTATTTTATCTTTTGTAATATTATGCTGGCATAGTCCAATTACGTTCTCTTTTTTATTATCTTGTTCGGTGAGTCTTCCATACTTATTAATGGATGATACATTGATTGAAATTATATTTTTCTGGATTTTATGATCTTCAAATTTAATATCGGTAGATTTTGAATTGGTTATATCATCATATATTAAATCGGAATTTTTATCGTATACAGGTTCCATGAGTGGGAGTGTTTTAAATATTTCATTTTCGAGATCGTAAAAAATATGATTATCGATATTCATAATTTTGTTTTTAAAATATTCTATGATTTGATATCCTCTTTGTACAGTAATATGTTTTTGTTTTGTGAATATATTAATAAGATAGTCAAGGATTTCATTTTGTATGTTGTCATATAGTTCTGAAATAATCTGTTTAGTATTTTCTTGTGAAGAAAATTTTTGTGCATGGTTATAGGTTTTAGCAATAAAACTATCTAATTCATTATTAAAAAGCCAATAAATAGATGACATATGTTTCTTCGTGTTAAAATGTGATTCTTTTAGATACTGAGTTATTAAGTCAAGTCCATTTTTATTTTTTGTTAATGAACGAATGTCAATCGTATTTTTTATTTTTATACATTGTAATGGTATGACGGATGATGGAATCATAAATCCAATTATATTCACAGTCATATCTTTTGAACCTATACGGGTTTGTATAATTTTATAGGGTAGTGTTTGTCTAAAATCTCCGGTTTTTTCTAATGAAACACCTCTAACAATATTGCCAGTTTGTGTTAACTGTAATGGAAATCCATCAGACGGGAAATTATCAAAATTAATATAAGGATATAGAGTATAATGTTCGAAATCTTTCAAATATGTGAGATTTTCGTCACTTATATTTTTGGCATTAGTAAATTTAATTATTATGTTAACATTTTCATAAATATTTATCAATATAGCTTTTCTGGATATCATCGGCATATAAAATAATTTTTTTATCTCACTTTTTTTCTTAATGTCATTTTTCAAACGATCTGAATAAAATTCTTTAATACCATCTATTTTATCAACTATATATTTTATCTTGGTATATTCATTTTTTTTATATTTTAATTGTTCAATTATACCTTGATCATATCTTTCCGAGTCTTTGTGATACAACAAAAAATCATCACAGATTGGTATAACTAGGTGAGAATTTATAAGATCTGTTATTTTTTTATCGATATCTATAGTTGGTCTTAATGATTGTTCGTTTATATCTGCAAAATACTTCCATAAATACAGTGCGGTAGTTTTTCTATCTTGTTTGATATCTAGCATTTTTTCTATCGTTACAATATCAGTTGTCTGTTTTATAGGAACTACTATATCTATAAACATAGACTCACCATCTTGTATTTCAGTTGTCTCTATAATTTGAAAAAATTCTTTTTTATCGCTTGTTTGATATATTAACATAATGATTATTGTTTTTATAATATTATGAGCTTGAATATACACATAATTTTTTAATTTCTTTTGCACTTTAAATTTCTCGTTTATAAATTCACTACCTAGTGAATTGAGAAATTCTATAGTTTCTTTATATTCTGGAGTATTTTTAAGTTGTTTAATTTTATTTTGATCTGCATTTAATAATATAAGAATATGATGGATCAATGTTTTAAATTTAAGTACTAATGCATTACTTTCCGAACTAAAAAAATTCTCTATTTTATAGTTGTAATTGATTTGGTTTTTTCCAAATTCAACCAAATTATTTATATATTTACTGTCCTTATCATTATAAAAAAATCCGATTACTAAGAAAATATAAAATATTATATACTTTTTAATCGTTTCCAGAATTTTATTGAGGGATTCTTTATTTTTCACACTATTTTTTAACTCAGTGAAGTCAATTGTTTTATAAAATTCAGTCATTATATCATTTATTTCTTTTTGATATTTAATATAATCGCTTTCCTTCAAAATATTTATAAATTTTTTATTTTCTAGACACAAGAAATACAGACTATCAATTATTTTTTCAATTAGCTCATCAATTTTATTAATATACATTAAATATATTAGTAATATAATATTATATTAGAATAAATAATTTTTATACAATCAACGTAAACTACTTATAAGTTGTTCTATTTACTTCTATGTTTACTTTTTGCTTTTACTTTTTTCTTGATTTTTGATTTCGTAACTTTTTTTCTATCAGAGCTTGTATTGGAAGATGTCTCCGTTATTATGTTTTTAGTGTCATCATATAGTTCTGTTAATAAAAACCCAATTTTATGAAATTTATCTTTTACAATTTCAAACGATGATAATAATGCATCTACAGGAGACAGTATATTTTCAGAACACACTGCCGTTATTGTAACAGATTTTACTAGTTGGTCTGATTTTGCTAATCCAGAGAAACTGATATCTTTATGATTCTGTAATTCATAATTGATTGGTTCACCAATTGTGAAATCTTCATTCTCGAAGATGAAGATCATTTTTTTTTCTAACACTATTTCTTTTTTTTTTATTTGTTCCTCTATTTTGCTCTTTAGTTTTTCCATTTTTAATATTACAAATCGACATGCTCTTTTTAATAATTCTCGCTCTGAAAACATATTATTTCCATATACAGTAAACAAAAACTCATTTTGTTTCACCTCATCATAATAAGCATTAAAACTACTTTTCCATATTGCACTATTTTCACTTCTTTCGGCAATTCCTAAAACAGCCTTCATATGACAAGAAAATTTTTGATTTGGTTTTAACTCAATTAATAATATTGGATATTGTTTGTCATACATTTCTATATCTTTGCCATCAACTGTTATATGTGCATCGTTTGTTGTTATGCGTATATAATTATTAGTGTTATTGTTTGCGTTTATATAAAATTCTACATTTTTTTCATCTGAATGTTTTTTTCGTGTAAAGTCAGCATAGTTAACATCATACCAATATTGTTCGTCTAAATTATATATACCCGGATCGACTTTGAATACGGGTAGCAAAGACAAATCAAGCTTCATCATATCGTTATTAAACGCCACACTTGTATTTTCTATTATGTTAATAAGTTCTGGCGCATATGCATATACAGGTATATAATTCAAACAAACACGACGCAACGTATTCATTAATTTTACATTGAAATCTGATCCATTAAACAATAAGGATAAATAATGTTCATTTAATCCAGTTGATTTTTGATATTTAACTTCTTTGACATGAATATCAAATCGATTTGATGAAAATTTAGTATCAGTCATTTATATATATTTATGATGAATATATTTATGTATATTTCTATATAAATTTATTTTCAATTTTTATGTGTCTATTTGGATTATATATATATATATATATGTAATATATAACCATGCTTGGATATGTTTTTTATAGTAAACAATGTAATTTTTGTTATGTGCTTATGAAATTAATGGAAAGCCATGGGATAAATAAAATGTTTAAATATGAATGTATTGATGAGTGGAATCCTGAACAGTTAACTAAATTTCAGCTAAATACAGTACCAACATTGATTCTGGGTTCTAATGATGGAATGGCACAAAAAATATTGGAAGGTAAAGATGCATTTGAATGGGTCAAACAATTTCTTATTAATCGACGACAGGTAGCTATTAATAGTGCCGAAATAACAAGAAAAGTAATACAAAAAAATGATATTCAAAATAAATTAAAAAATAATTTGTATGATTATTGTCCAGAAGAACAGACAGGTATCTCAGATTCTTATGCTTTATGCAGAGAAGATATTAATATACCTTTTGCGAAGGAATTCGTTCAATATGGATGTAATGACAAAATAATGACAATTCCTATTGGTGATATGAAATCATACAAACAAAAGGAAAGTATCGGAAAAGTATACGGAGATGTGAGTAAAGTCATTTCTCAAATAGAAGAATCAAGAAAAAAACAAGATGCCGAAATATCTACTGTTGTGACGAAATCAGCTATCGCTACGATACAAGAAAATATAAACAAACTGTAGTCATGCGGTAGCATATATAAAAAAATAATATATTATA